ATACGATGCGTTCCGATATCAACTCAATACGATACGTATCGTATCGCAATGCTCGTCGATCGTGTAGTGTGGGCCCCCTCTATAAGAGTGGGACGGGTCCCCTTGTGAGATCGTGCGACCATCGTAGATGCACTTCACTCCATCACTTCTCGACGAACTCCACGAGACCTTCGCAGCTCCACACTTGCGCTCAGTGCACCACAACCTGTTTACGCCAACACACTTTTATAGTATGCTGCACCCTATAAGGCACATTTGCGCCCGCCACTCGCAACTCGTATGTCCTCCAGCGATGCTCGTCGATCAATGACCGCAGAGCAAGCGCGATTGGCGCCACTCAGTGAAGTCATCGAAGTCGATGGAGTCAGAGTTGAGAAGCTGACGCGCAAGGACCGAGCGATGCTCGGCTATGAGGTCGACCTGACCCACGAAGAAGTGGCGCAGTTCGAGGAGGCGGTCACGGCGAAGATGGTGCGTGTCGGTTATGAACGCATCACGCGGCCAGAGTTGTTCCTGAAGGTGCAAGAAGCTCTTGCAGCCTTCAAGAAGGAGCAGGCAGTTCGTGCAGCGGTGGGAGCTTTTCATCGGATGAATCCGACGTCCCAAGGGGCGCAGGAGATCGAGAGTGGCAGCGCGACATGAGCTCTATTCGCAGTTCACAGGGTCCGATCTGTTCGGAGAAGGATAGTGGCCGGGCAACGTAATTCGCAGACAAAGAGGGTGGCCGATGGCATGCGCGCTGCGGCCAAGGCGGTCAACCCTTCTGCGAACAACAAGGCCATTCGAGAGATCCTGGAGCAAGCATCGCTTCGTCTTCTGCCGCAGGTTGTTGGCTGGGTGGAGGCCGGCGCCACCACCGAGCCGATCAAGGCCGCGCAGGTTGCACTGCAGCTCGCTGAATTCCACGCACCGAAGCTCCAGCGTGCCGAGTTTGGGCTGGATGAGGATACCAGGGCTGCGATGGACGTCGAGTCGCGTCGGCAGCTGATTCGTGAGATGCTGCGCGGCATCGAGCCGTCGACACCTGGAGCGAAGTAAGTGGCTCCAACAACTCCAGGTGAGCTGTAATGGCAGGCTTACTTACGCAAGTGGGCCGCGAGCTTGCTGACGCCGAGACCCGTGCGAAGAATGCGAAAGCGCCTCGCACGGGATTCTTCAGCGTGCTGGACGAACTTGTCCAAGACCTCCCGTCAGGCCGAGACATCACCGAGAAGGAACTCCGTGAGCGACTGAAGCCCAACGCGAAGTTCCGTGTCGACGACATGGAGTGGCCGCTCAAGCAGGAAGAGATCGACTACGTATTGAACCCTGCGCTCAAGGGAGTCCCTCCGAGGGGCATCAATCGAGATAATCTGCTCGCTGTGATTCGCGAGACGCGGCCGATGTTCGAGAGCGTGTCTCGTCAGGGCAACGATCTTCGATTCTCGCCCTATCGCTTCGAGGCTGAGAACGAGGTTCCTGGGTCGTATCTCGAGAACATCACCGAGTCGCCGAGCTTCGATGAATATGCGACTCATTTCGGGCCTGGCACACTTTCGTTCAGCCGAGGCGCTCAGCTTGACTCGCTTCGTGATCCTCTTAAGAAGGTCACTGCCATCCAGGAGATCCAGAACGACAGAGCGAACACAGCCCGCAAAGCCAAGTTCATGGATCCTGCTGAGTTGCTATCTCACGAAGGCCCTCCACCTCGGGTTGGCTGGCGCGGCCCAGACTATCATCTGGAGAATGCGAAGCTCGTTGAGCGCACTAAGGTCACTGAGCAGCGTTTGAGAGCTGCGCAAGCTGAAGAGCATAAGCTCCAATGGGAGATGGCGAAGCTAGATCCGCATGATGAATTCGCCACAACTGGAAGATCTGCGAATGAAGCTGCAATCCTGCCGTTGTCGCGTGATCTGAATCGCATATCACAGGAAACCCGTCGGCTTGGAGAAGAGCACAACAAAGCTCTTAATGATCTCCATGATTCCTGGGACGCCATCCCGGATGCACCATTCAAGGAACCAGGCTCGTATGGCAATCTTGAGCTGAAGACCCAGATTCTGAATTCTCTCGACGATCCTGATGTTGAGTCTCTCGGCATCACGCCGCGCTCTCCCGTTGGCATGGATGAGTCAGGGCACACCTACGCGAACGTCTATCCCGGTTTGCTGAAGCGACTGGGCAATCAGTACAAGGGCGGCCAGAGCGACTACGAGGTTCGCACTCGCGGAGCGCCAATCATCGATCTCGCTGAAGTGGAGCCGCACGCCGGCGGTCGCGACTACTTCCCGAATCTGAACTACGTCTTCGATCCGGAGATGTATCATCGCGGCGAGATGCACCCGATCTATCCTCCGGAATCTCGATTCTCCAATCTCGATGAGCAAGTTGAGCAGCTGCTCGAGCAGCACTCGCACAAGTTTGCAGACGAGGATCGGGCCAGGATCAACAAGGCGCAAGCAGATTTCCGCGCAGAGCTCGCGCGCTATAACGAGGCGCAGGAGTTCCGCGACAGCTACGATCCTGATGTCACCGATCCGAACGAAGTGATCAGTCAGTATGAGCAGATGGACATCGACGATCTCGTCGGGTCGCAGTTGGCGAAGTATAAAGAGGCTGTGCTCGATGCTGAACGCAATGCTAGGCATGCTCGCGGCGACTCGATGCGCATGCCAGTTGTCGACTTCGTCGATGAATTCCGCAATCGCGTGAAGAAGTATGGCTTCCCGCTGTTCAATGCTGCCGGAGCTGCGCTTCTCGCGCCATGGGATGCTCCCGAGGAAGAAGGCTTCTAGTGAATGTCGGCCTCTGATAGCGAAGTCCCGTCACACGACCAGGTTTCAGAAGCTGCGATTGAGCAGCTTATGCATTTGGAGGACGAGGAGCTTGCGTTATTGCAGGCTCAGATGGCGTGGCGCCGCACGGCACGCGTCAAGCAGCTCCCTCCTGACCAGTGGCCGTTGTCTTTCGAGTATCGCGGCGTCAAGGGTCCACGAGACTGGCGCATCTGGGGGCTGCGCTCAGGCCGAGGATTCGGCAAAACTCGCAGTGCAGCGGAGTGGCTCTGGCCTGAAGCTGTCCTCGATCCCGGCTCGTACAATTTCGTCATCGCTCCCACATTCTCTGACGTCCAGATGACCTGTTTCCAGGGCGATTCTGGGCTTTTGAACTGCATTCCCGCTGAATTGCTGCTCGACTACAGCAAAACGAATCTCGTGGCGCATGTTTGGACGGGTGAGGAGCCTTCGGAATTGCGAGGTTTTCCTGCCGAAACGCCTGAGCGTCTGCGCGGCCCGCAGTCAACACGAGTGTGGGCCGACGAGGTTGCGTCCTGGAACGACGCGCAAGAGTGCTGGGACATGATGCGTTTCGGTCTCCGCTTGGGAGACGTCAACAGAATCTGCTGGACAGGCACTCCAAAGCCGAAACCGTTCGTCCGTTCGCTGGTCGAGGACAAGGATCCGCTGACATTCGTTATCCAGGCCAGCACTTACGACAATCGAGCGCACCTTTCGAAGACGTTTTTCGAGAGTTTGACCAAGTATGAAGGCACGACAATCGGTCGCCAGGAGCTGGAAGGCGAGCTTCTGAACCCTGAAGAGGCAGGTATCGTCAAACGCAGCCAGTTTCGCCTCTGGCCGCTCGACAAGCCAATCCCGATCTTCGACTTCATCATCTACTCGTTGGATACTGCGTTCACGGAGCGCAGTTTTGACCGCAAAGAGATCAAAGCCGACCCTTCGGCGTGCTCCGTCTGGGGCCTGTTCCATTACGAAGAGCGCGGTGCGGTCATTCACGCTGTGATGCTGCTCGATGCATGGTCAGATTACCTGTCCTTGCCTGAGCTGACTCGCAAGGTCATGAAGGAGAAGGGCTTCCACTACGGTGCAAGCACCAAACTGGCTGGTCGCGGCACCATTCTTGAGCCTCAGCGAGCCATGCCCGGCACTGGCCGCAAGAGCGACCTGATCATCATTGAGGAAAAGGGTTCAGGAATCAGCCTTCGCCAGCAGTTGGCTTCACAGAAGATCTTCACTCATCCGTACAACCCTGGTCGCGCTGACAAATTGTCTCGCTTGCACACGATTTCGCCGTTCTATGCGCATGGCCGCGTGTGGGTGCCTGAGTCGGAGAAGAATCCTGGGCATGCGAAGAGCTGGGCTGAGGGCTTGATCAGCCAAGTTTGCTCGTTCGTAGGGCCTGGATCGGTGGAACACGACGACTATGTCGATTCCACAACGCAGGCGCTCCGGTACATCATGGACAATCTCCAGATCGACTTCGCGACGCCAGTCAAGAAGTTTAGCGACCGCGATCGCAACGACAAGTTGGCGGAAGTGGAGGCTGAACTCAACGCCAAGCGCAACCCTTACGGATAACACACGCTTTACGGCAACAACCCCACGCGTTATAGTACACTTCTCTGGCACGCTATCCGATCCACTTAGAAGAAAGGGCATCCCTTGGCCGCACCAACCGCTCCGACACGTCCCGCCGTTCCCGCTGCTCCTGCAAAGCCTGCCGCCCCTGCTGCGAAGGCGACCGCCCCGGATGAGCTGACGGAGATGAAGGGCGATCTCGCAGCGATCTCACGCGCGCTCAAGTGCATCGGCAACTGCGCCTTCCCAGGCGCGATGTCCGGCCCGGTGGCCAACACGATGCAGGTGCTAGGGTCCGTCGAGCAGGAGCTGCAGAAGCAGGTCGCGATGAGGGAACAGGGAGCTACGCAAAAGTCCGCCTCGCCGGCAGCGTCGCCTCAGTCTCCTGGTGCATCTGGCGCTGCAGCTCCTGCTCAGGCGGGCCGGTGACGGAGGCTCCCGACTCGCGGCTGTCAGCAGGGAGTTATGCTCCCGGCACTGCGCCGCGAGTGTTGCTGGATGACATCGAGAAGCTGATCCAGAAGGAAGATTACATCGTCCATGGGACGCTGACGATCTGCATTCTGGAGGTGAAGAACGGCACGCTGGTGACTGGCGAAGCTGCCTGCGTGTATCCGGAGAACTACGACTCCAAGGTCGGCTTGAAGGTTTCACGAGAGAAGGCAATCGCGAAGCTGTTCGCTCTGGAAGGCTACCTGCTGGCAGAGCGCCGTTTCAGCGAGCAGAAGTACCTCTCAGGCGGTTGATCGATGCCCATCACGAGCCTTCCTGGCGCTCCTGACGACTCTGCCGAGGCAGAATTGCCGGAGGCGTCTGTCGAGTCACTGGAACCGCCTCCAGAAGAGGTCGTGACTGACACCGACGATGGCGGCGCCATCATCACGACGGAAGACGATCCCACCGGCGACATCTCCACGGATGACTGGTTCAAGAACCTCGCCGATGAGCTGCCAGCGGACAAGATTTCGCTGTTCACCTCCGAGCTCGTGGAGCTGATCGATGCAGACAAAGAGTCTCGCAAAGAATTCGATGAGATGTACGCCGAGGGCATCAAGCGCACTGGTCTTGGCGGTGATGCTCCGGGTGGCGCCACTTTCCAAGGAGCCAGTCGCGTCGTCCATCCCATGCTTTCGAAGGCCGCTATTGACTACAACAGCCGCGCCATGGGTGAACTCTTCCCTGCAGGCGGCGAAATCGTCCGTGATCAAGTCCTCGGCCAATCGGATGACTACGACTTCAATCCGAAAGATGATACCCAGAAGGCGCTAGGCGAAGTCGCCAAACCGCAGCTGTCGTATGCTGAGCGCTGCGACAAGGCTGTCCGCATCAAGAATTTGATGAATTGGCAGTTGGTCCACCAGGTTCCGGAGTTCCGGCTGGAAATGGACAAGCTGCTGACCCAGACGCCACTTTCCGGCAGTCAGTTCCTGTTCTTCTCGTGGGATGAGCGCAGAAAGCGCCCGACTTGCCGATACTGGCCGACAGACCATGTCTGGTTCGACTACGGCTCTCCGAGCTACAACATCTCCGAGCGCCTGACTCTCGCTGAAGAGATCACGCACGTCGAGTTCAAGCGTCGTGTGCGGCGAGGCGAATATTGGCTGCCGAATGGGCTCAACGAGCTTCCTGGCAGCCCGATGCCGAAGCTCGAGACGGAAGCCGACAAGGCGACTGACAAAGCGCAGGGTGTCAAGCCGACCTGGAATATCAAGGCCGGCTTCCATTTGATGGCTCGCTGCTACTGCTATCTCGATCTGGAAGACGCATACGAGGAAGCTCCGTATTGCGTCATCCTGGACCTTGCCAACGATCGCATCGTCAGCGTCGTTCGCAACTGGGAGCAGGAAGACGAGGCGAAGGAACCGCTCACCTGGGCGAATGAAGTGCCCTTCTTGCCGTGGCGCGGCGCTCTCACCCTCGGCCTGATCCAGTTCATCGGTTCACTGGCTGGCGCATCGACCGGCGCTGCACGAGCCCTGCTGGACGCTGCGCACATCAACAACTTCCCGGCGATCCTCAAGCTGAAGGGCGCCAATTTCGTCGGCCAGACGCAGACTGCTCAGGCCACAGGCATCACGGAAGTCGAAGGCGGAGTCGCCAACGACGCCGACATCCGCAAGATGATGATGCCGATTCCGTACAATCCTCCGTCGCCGGTCCTGTACCAGCTGCTTGGCTGGGCGAGCGACGAGGGGTCCAGCTTCGTTCAGATGGCCATCAAGGACCTTGCTGAAGGCAAGCGTGACATGCCAGTTGGCACCACGCTGGCTCTGATCGAGCAGGGTCTGAAGACCATGTCTGGCATCCACTCGCGGCTCCACAACGCGATGGCTCAGATCCTGAAGACCGTCTACCGGCTCAACAGGATGTACATCACGGACGAGGAGATTCGCAACGAAGCTGGCGTTCTGCTAGCTCGCCGTAGCGATTTCCAGGGTCCGATGGATGTGGTGCCGATCAGCGATCCGGAAGTGTTCTCGGATGCTCAGCGCTTTGCGCAGCTCCAGATCATCGCCGATCGCTCGGCCGCGATGCCGCAGCTGTACAAGCTGCGCAACGTCGAGGAGATGATTCTGTCGCGATCTCGCATTCCGAATGCGAAGTCGCTGCTGATCGATCCTCCGGAGCCGACCGAACAGAATGCCGTCACGGAGAATCTCCGGATGGCGATGGGCCAGCCTTGCGCTGTGTTCCCGCATCAGGATCACTTGGCCCACTTGCAGGTGCTGCTCGACTTCACGATCGAGCCGATGCTTGGTGCCAATCCGCTGATCGCGCCGAAGTTCCTACCGCATGCCATGCAGCACATCGCCGATCATATCGTGATGTGGTATGCGAATCAATTTGATTCCGTCATGACGCCTGCGATGCGCGACGAGTTCGGCGACGTGAACGTCCAAGAGGCATGGGACGAGAAGGACGAGGAAGTTCGCTCGGAGCTGGACAAGCTGTACGCAACTGCCTCACCGAAGATCACTGCGATGATGGCAGACAAGTTCTCCAAGCTGCCTCCGATCATCCAGAAGGCTCAGGCGCTGATGCAGCAGTACATGCCGCCGCAGCCGATGGACCCGTCGCAGGCCACGATCCAGGCGAAGCAGATGGACGTTCAGGCGAAGAAGGCTGCCGACGACGTCAAGTTGCAGACCACGCAGCTCCACGAAGTCGCAGAAAGCGAGCGCAATACCCAGGACAACCAGACCAAGCTGGAGATCGCTGGCTGGGAAGTTCAGCTCGCTCAGCAACAGAACGAGCAGAATGCTGTGGACGCCGAGAACGACCGCGTGGCCGACGAGAACAATTCCGAGCGCGATCGGCAGGCAAATGCCGAAAACGCAGACAAAGACCGAAAGGCCAGTGGCGGCGGCGGGCCGAACATGACGAATGGAGACCTCTCCGGAGGCTAAAGGATTTCTCGTGCGCGAGCTTCAGAGTCACAGAGTCAATCCGGCGAACGACAAGCTTCGCATTCTCGTGATGGACGGACCCGGTTCTGGCGGCGCCAACCACGAATATCGCATCCTGAAACCGCACCACAAAGAAGGTTGCGAAGATGTCGTTGCCGTCGACATCTCATTTCAGAATGGCCCGATCGCAGAAGTTGGCGTCAATGGCGTCACGCACGAGGCGCTGCTGGCCATTCTCATCGACCGGCTGATGTCATTCCAGATGAGTCCGTATGCATGTCAAGAGAATGACATGGCTCTGCAGCGACTTCTGGATGCGCAGCACTGGCTCAAGTATCGCACACTGCTGCGTATGCATCGCGGCGTGGAAGGCACGCGCACGCTGTGAGCCGGGCAGTTGACGTAGAAGCCCTGATTCGGCGAATTGATCAGGAGATCACGTCCTACAGCGTTGAGGCGCTGGCGACTCAGCCCAATACAGGCAATGAAGCATATACGCTCGGACGCCACTCTGGAGTGACGCTTGGGCTTCGAATGACCAAAGACATCATCGCAAGGATGATAAAGGAATCGGACGATGAGCGGCGACCTCAAATCGGTGTCCCCACGCAAGGCCGTGCCTATTGAAAGCGGATATGTCAACCTGGAAGAAGCCTTCCCGGTCGTCAATCCGAATTTCATCCCGGTCGGCAACAAGATTCTTCTGCAGATTCGCACCCCGAAGAAGAAGTCTTCCGGCGGCATCCTGCTAGTAGAAGAGACTCGCGAAGTCGACAAGTGGCAGTCTCAGGTCGCCAAGGTGATCACCCTCGGTCCTGTGGCGTTCTGCAATCGTAATTCGCTGGAGAAGTGGCCGGAAGGCGAATGGTGCAATCCTGGTCAGTTCGTTCGGGTGCCGCTGTATGGCGGCGACCGCTGGTATCAGAAGATCAATCCGGATGACGTGAACTCAGACGAGGCAATCTTCCTGGTCATCAAGGACACCGACGTCATCGGGGTTGTGCCAGATCCGCTGAGTGTCATCGCATTCATCAACTAGTGCACTTCAGGAGCGCGCTGTGAGCAAAGAAACGGAAGAGAAGAAAGAGGAAGAGCTGGTTGTCGTCGAGGACGCGCCTGCTGCCGAAGACAAGAAGCCGGAGGAAGAGAAGAAGCCTGCGGCCGAAGCGTCGGATGATGACGAGGACGATGACGAGGAAGACGAGAAGGAGCCTGCCGAAGAAGGCGACGCTCGTGCGGCTACCGACGCTGACGCTGACAACGAGGCTGGTCGCCAGAAGAAGCGCAAGACCTCGAAGGAGCGTCGCGCTCGTCAGAGGGCATACGCGGAGCGTCGTGAACGCGAGCTGAACTACTACGCCAGTCGCAATGCGGTTCTGGAGAAGCAGGTCGCCGAGATCGACAAGCGCCAGCGCCGTTCGGAAGGCATCACCATCGGCCAGGCCATCAGCCACGTCGACGCGCAGATCAAAGAAGCCGAGCGGCTGGAAGCCGAGGCGATCGAAGCGAAGAAAGGGCCAGAAGCCGTCGAGGCTCGCAGCATCCGAGAATCTCTGATGGGCAAGCGCGAGCGCCTGGTCGCTGCCGCCGAACGTGCCAAGCAGCCGCCGCCAGACACCAGCTCGACGACTCCGCCTCCGGAAATGCAGGCGGCCATGGACTGGATCGGCCGCAACAAGACGTGGTACGATCCGAAGGGTCGTGACGAGGACTCGGCACTCGCTCAGACGATCGAAGATCGGATGACTCGCGAAGGCAAGTTCAATCCTGCCACGGACGAGTTCTGGGAAGAGCTTGACAGACGCTTGCAGGCGCGTGGCGTGGGTAAGCGTACCAAAGCCGGCGTGCAAGACGCTGACGATGATGACGCCGACGATGAAGTCGAGGTCGAGGCCGAGGAAAAGCCTGCAGCGAAGGCTGCAGCCAAGCCTCCTGCGAAGAAGCCGTCTGGCGGTCCTCGGGTCACTGTGAACGGCAGTCAGCGCAGCCTCAAGGCGAACGAGGTCTATGTCAGCCCTGAGCGCAAGGCTGCGATGATCGAGGCCGGCGTCTGGGATGACCCTGTGTCGCGACAGCGCGTCCTTCGCAACTACCAGGAATACGATCGAAACCACAAGTAAGCGATCACAAGTCCTTTACGGCACCGCTGCGCTACTATATACTCAATTCACAGTAAGGAATGGCCCAAGATGGCTAAACAACTGACAAATGAACTTCGTGGCAGTCTGGATGAGGTCCGTGATACGGATGTAGGCGATCTGCGCTCCGACCATGAGTCGGAGGACCGCGCCTTGACCGAAGATCACGAGATGTCTGACGAGATGCGCCTTGACTTGCTGCGCGGTTCCGCGCAGGGAATGGTCCTTCCGAACTTGCCTGCTATCGACGGCTTCCACACGTGCTGGCTGTCGACCACGAATTCGCAAGACCCGATTCATCGCCGCATGCAGTTGGGCTACAAGCCCATCAAGCCGAGCGAGATTCCTGGTTTCGCGTTCGAGAGCATCAAGTCCGGTGAGTGGGCGGGCTGTGTCGGCGTCAACGAGATGATCGCCTTCAAGCTGCCGCTGCGCCTCTACAACGAGTATATGAAGGAGATGCACCACCGCGCCCCGTTGCGCGAAGAGGAAGGCATCAACGCCATATACGCAGAGGCTGAGCGACAGGCGAAGCAGATCAACAACCAGGCGCAGCTGCTGACTGACGAGGGCCGTTTCCGCGTGGGCCAAAACATTCCCGAGCCAGATTTCGTGTAGCAATCGGCTGACGCCGGTTGCCCGAGTTTGGTGAGGGTGGCCTCACGAATTCAGGGGAAACGACATGAGCGCAACTCTCACGCCGTTCGGCCTGAAGCCGGCGTATCATCCCAGCGGCACAATCCGCCTGGATGAAGCGACGATCGCTTCGGGCTATGCCAGCAACATCTTCATGGGTTCGCCCGTGAAGTTCGTTACTGGCGGCGGCATCGCACTGGCTGCGGCCGGTGACAACATCGCTGGAGTCTTCGCAGGCTGCCAGTTCACGCGTGCCGACGGCACGATCTACAACGGTCCATACTGGCCCGCTGCCTCGACCTACGTTGCCGGCACCTGCAAGGCGTACTTGCAGACCACGCTCGGCGACTCGGATGCCATCTTCGAGGTGCAGGCAAGTGCAACGCTGACGGTTGCGGCAATCGGTCGTGTGTACAGCACGACGGCGAACGCCTCTGCCAACGGCAGCACTTCAACGGGTATGAGCGACGTACAGCTGGACGCGGCCTCCTCGGCCGGTGCCGGCATACAGCAGCTCATGGTTGTCGGCCTTTCCAAGGCTCCTGACAACGACTGGGGGGACGCCTATCCTGTCCTGCTCGTGAAGATCGCCAAGCCGCAGATGGCGGCGTCGATCACTTCACTCTACTAAGGGAGGCGGCAACATGGCAGTCCCAATGCAATCAGCTGCTTTCCGCAGCATCGTCGAGCCCATCCTCAACCACGTCTATGACGGCATCATGGACCAGCGCAAGGACGAATACTTGCAGGTCTTCGAGGTCGTCAAGGGCACGGAACGGATGTACCACGAGGTGCCCGTGCTGGCCGGTTTCGGCCTGGCTCCGGAGATCCCGGATGGCCGGCCCGTGACCTACCAGCAGAGTGGCACGCTGTTCATCAAGCGTTACGTCTACAAGGTCTACGGCACCGCTTTCGCGCTGACCAAGATCCTGGTGCAGGATGGCGATCACATCAAGATCGGCTCCATCTTCGCGAAGCAGGGCGCGCAGGCGATGATCGAGACCATGGAGACCAACGCTGCGAACATCATCAACCGCGCGTACAATGCATCGTACGTCGGTGGTGACAACGTGGCACTCGGCAGCGCCTCGCACCCGATCGTGGGTGGCACCTTCAGCAACATCCTGGCGACGCCTGCGGCCCTGTCGCAGACCAGCCTGGAACAGCTCCTGACGCAGATCACCAAGGCCGTGGACAACAACGGCAAGAAGATCCGCCTGGAGAAGAAGAAGCTGGTGGTGTCGGCGGAGAACGAGTACCAGGCCGAAGTGATCACCAAGTCCGTGCTGCGCTCGGGTGTCGCCAACAACGACATCAACCCGATCAAGAGCAAGGGCTTGCTGGCCGGCGGCGTGGCGCTCATGACCCGCATGACGAGCGCGACCCAGTGGGGCGTGCTGACGAATGCCCAGGAAGGCATGCAGTACGTGTGGCGCCAGAAGCAGGAGAAGCGTATGGAGGGTGACTTCGAAACCAACTCCATGCGTTACGCCTTCGACGAACGCTACGACTTCGGCTGGGTCAACCCGCGCGCGTTCTTCAGCACGGCTGGCCTGTAGTCAACCTCGACCCGTCGAGGCCTGATTACCTGACGGTGATCCTCCGGGGGTGCTGCCCTCCGGAGGATCAGATTCTAGCAGCAAACTCGCCCCAGATGAAGAATGGGGCATCAACGGCCCGATGAAAAGGGCAGGAGTCTGAAATGGGTCTTCTCGACAACAGCATCACACAGCTTCCGTTTGGCGTGAGCGATCAGGGCCAGTCCGCCCCGCTCGGCCAGATTCCCTTCCCCACCAAGCCGTTCGTGGACTTCGCGACGCAGCTCGACGAGTTCAACACGCTGCCGGTCGACGACGTCGACTACGCCATCACTCTGGCGGCCACCGGCGCGTTCACGATGAACACGACCATCGCCAATGGCTGGCTGAACATCGCCACTCCTGCAGCCGCAGACGGCGTGACCCTGCTGGGCCTGGCAGCCTTCCGCTTCCAGAAGGGCGCACTGCCTTCCACCGGCGGCAAGAAGCTCGCAGCGCGCTTCAAGTTCCGCTTCGGCACCACGGCCTACCTCGCCACGATCCTGGGCATCGGCCTGGCCAATGCAGCTGCTGTCACCGCTGGCGGCATCACGGACGGCATCGTACTGACCAAGGCCGACGCATCGGCGAATCTGGTCCTCTCGATCCGCTCCGGCAGTGCCACCATCGACTCGGCGACGATCGGCACGGCATCGAGCGCCGGCGACATCACCCTGGACCTGTACTACGATGGCGGTGATCGCCTGTACTACGGCACCAGCGGAACCGGGTATGCTGGCTACCTGACGATGACCACCGCTCCCACCGGCGTGGTGCGTCCCTTCGTCATGCAGACCGGCGGCGCTCTCGCAGGTGCGACCACGGTGTCGATCCTCGACACGCTGTTCGTTTCCAGCGAGCGGTAATCGCAATTCGGGAGGCGCCGCAAACCGGCGCTTCCTGAGCAGGAGAGATCATGCGCCCGATTCGCAGTGTAGCGGTTCCTGCTTCGAGCAATTCCGCTGTGGTGGTTCTGGATCCCTTGCAGAAGGGACCCATCTTGGTTCAGCTCGCAGCGATCACCGGAACGCCGGCGATCACCGTGCAGTGGACCAACGATGACGTCCAGGCCGCAGGTTACGATCCGGCTACCGGTGCCTGGAAGGCATGCGGCCAGCCCGGCTCGATGGCAGCCAAGGGTGATGGCGGCGTGCTCACAGACGCCCAGACCGTACCCAAGGAGATCATGCCGGTTGCCATTCGCTTCGTCAATGCGAACGGCGCCAGCACCGGCTCCATGAACATCATGCAGTCCGGCATCCTGGGCTGAGGGAGAGGCCATGAAAGGTTTTCAGAAGGGTTGCAACTTCAACACTTCGGCAAACGGCCAATTCCGAGCCGAGCCAGTAAAGCTGGCAACTGGCGGTCTTGCAGGACTGAAGGCTTCTTCGCCGAAACCGTCTCCTCGTGGCATCGCTGGCGCGATTGCTTCGAAGCTTGGCTCGAGCATGAAACCGGCTGCGCCCAAAAGCGGAATGCTCGGCAAAATCGGATCGAGCCTGAAGAGCGCGGTACAGAAGGTTGCACCGCCTTCCGCGCCCGTTACCCCAGCCGCCGCGCCTGCAAGGGTTTCGCCGCGACCAGCGCCGAGAGCCTTCAAGGAAGGAGGCGCTGTCATGGCCGGTCAAGGTTCTGGCGTTCACCGCGCGCAGATACAGGAACACGGCTATGCTGAGGGCGGCAAAGTCGAGACGAAGGAGCAGTTCAAGGTGAAGCTGATGAAGAAGCAGGATCCGCCTGCGCCGAAGCAGAAGCTTGCCCGTGCTGCCGATCGTCAGGACTTCGCCGACCTGAACGGCGGCGACGCCCAGCGCGAGACCATCCGAGTCGGTAATACGAAAGCCTCGTATAAGCAGGCGAAGGACTTCCAGGCCGAGGCGCGAATCGACGAAGGCAAGGGTGGCATCGAGACGTGGAATCAGCGACAGGGCAAGGTCGAGAATTACGCCAAGGGCGGCTCGGTCGCAGGCTGTCACACGATCGTGGAACGCCAGATGAAGAAGCACGTCGCAACTCCGGCGCCGAAGGGTCACAAGGGTCTTAAGGCATAGACTGCGCTTTACGGCACCCGTGCCTTAGCGTATAATCCAGGGTATCGGGCAAGCTCATAGTCGCTGGCCGTCCCTTCCCGTAAAGAGGAATTCGGATGGCCACCAGCGGAACAGTTGCGCAAACTCGGGTAAACGTTCGTCAACTGATTGACGGTGCAGCACGACGCTGCAAGATCCCGCCGCAGAAGCTCAGTCGTGAAGACATCTACACGGCCAAGGAACTTCTGTTCGAGATCCTGTCTTCCTGGTCGAATCGCGGTCTGTTTCTTCCTGCCATCCAGTCTCACATCCTTCCGATGTATTCTGGCGTGCAGACCATTCCGTGCCCGGCCGGAACTGTTGATGCACTTAACACGAACATCCGTCAGCTGACGCGCCTTCGAGGCACTGCCTCAGCTTCCGAGGGTGACGCCGATTCCGCTTTTGACGGCGACATCGATACGGCTTGCACGCAAGTTGCTGCAGCTGGCAATATCTCAGTCGAGTTGGTCGATGCTGAAACGCCGACCAATCTCGGAATTCTGTTCAATGCCACAGGCACCGTCAGCTTCCAGGTTCAATCGAGCGACGATGGCTTGTCATGGACTACTCGTTATGAGGAAACAGATTATTCGGCGGCGGCTGGGGCGTGGTACTGGTGGGATGTCGAGGGCCTGCCGGCTGCTGCGTTTTGGCGGCTCCAAGCGGTGGCGCCCACCGTGCTCGACGTGGCGGAGTTCGTGCTTGCAGGCAATCCCACGGAGATCCCACTCTCGAAGATCAACCGCGACGATTACATGAACCTGCCGAACAAGGTGTTCCCGAGTCGCCCTGTTCAGTTCTACTACGACAAGCAGGTTCCGATTCCGAATGCAGTTCTGTGGCCGGCACCTTCTTCTGAATTCACTTTCTGGCAGATCGTGATGACGACGCAACGTCTCATTCAAGATCCTGGCGCACTCACGAACGAGATCGAGATCCCTCCTGGCGGTCTTCTCGCTCTCAAAGCGTCGTTGGCCTATCAGCTTGCCGGCGAGCTCATGAACTCGTTGATGAAGCCGATCGACCTTCTTGATGAAATGAATCGATCCCTCAACGACTTCTGGGCTGGTCAGACTGATTCAAGCCAGACCAGGCTTGCCCCTGACATCTCACCGTACACGCGCTGATGCCGAGGTTTCTGAGTGATACTCGCAGATCAATCATCGCCCTCGGGCGGTGCGATCGCTGTCACTTCAAATTCTACCTCGACGAACTCTCAGATGATCGCAATACGCCTGGGCTGAAGGTCTGCGCACGGTGCAATGATCAATACGATCCGTACAGACTGCCAGCTCCGCCTCCAGACAACATCGTGTTGCCATTCAATCGGCCAGATCTTCCTGCGCTCACTTTCGGCACTTCACCGTCGTCATTCAGCGGCCTCGCCACTGAGGACGACGACTGGATCGAAGTGGAGCTTTACTACGAAGACGGCACTTATGGAATTGAGATAACGTAGTGGCCAACGTCTTCGTACCAATCACTTCGCTGCCGGTTCTACCAGGATCGCCTGGTTTCGGCATGCGCATGCCGATCCAAGCTGCAGGCGTCACCTACCAAGTTGATGCGCGGCTGTTCCCTCTCAATGTCGATACATTCGTTACCTGGGGTTCGCAAGCTGCAGATCTGCCGAACAGCAAGCAGATCATCGCTGGCGGCGGCATCGTATTTGACACTACAACGGTGCCTGGGCAACTCATCATCGAGGCGCCTGCCGGAGCGACACCAGAAGCTCTGACGCGCACGAATGACACCAATGTCACGCTGACGCTGACTGGCGATCCCAACAACGCAGTATTCAATGCGACCAACATCGCCGTTGGCTGGAGCGGAACGCTTTCCGCAGATCGCGGCGGCACAGGGATCGGCGCATACGCGATCGGCGATATCCTGTATGCGAGTGCTGCGAATGCACTTACGGCTCTGCCGATCGGTGCTGCCGGTCAGGTACTCAGCGCGCAAGGCGCTGGGCTTGCCCCTCAATGGCGTTCCTCCGCTGGCGGCGCCATTTCGATGGGCTACAACTTCAGCACGGACACGGCTGCCACTGATCCCGGTATTCGCAAGCTGAAGTTCAATTTCAGCGGATTCAATGCGACTGAGATATACATCAACGAGACTGCGCAGGACAGTTTCGACGCGACGACGATTCTCTCGTTGCTGCAGACCGGCAATCGCATTTACATGCAGCAGCAGAGTGATGGCACTCGTGCAGTAGTATTCCAGGTCACCGGCCCTGCAGTTGACAATGGCTCATGGTGGACAATCCCGGTTGTCCTGGTTGACTCGCGCGGCGTTCTGTTCGGGAACAACGCAGACCTAGCTGTTGTGTTCATCATGTCGATTTCGGCGAGCGCTGCCGCGAATCCGACTGCATCGGTTGGGCTTGTCGCAGTCAACGGCGTCGCGACGACCTGGATGCGCAGCGATGCCGCGCCAGCACTCAGCGTTACCATCTCGCCGACCTGGACTGGCAACCATACATTTGCTCCAGCAGCTGGCGGAACCGTCTTCTACAGCGCGGATGGCGTCCACACGCTCAGCGGTGCAGACAGCTGGATGGCCGGCACCGCTGGTCACGTTGTTTCCTATGGAGGCGGAACAGGAGCTGGCGCCACGCTCAATGAGGCGAGCTTCTTCATCGCCACCACCAACTGGGGTCTGTCAGGTTGGGAGGATAAGCCATTCATCCTGGCTGTTGGAGGCTCTACTCGTCTCACAGTACTTGCCACGACAGGCGCGTGGGGCCTGGGCGGCGCCAACTATGGCACTGCCGGTCAAGTCATCACGTCCAACGGATCAGGCGCTGCGCCAACCTGGCAGACTGTTGCAGGCGGCATCACAGGCCTCGCCAATCCTTCTGCGACGATCGGTCTTGCTGCAGTCAACGGCGCAGCCACTACGGCGATGCGCAGCGATGGCGCTCCTGCGCTCAGTCAGGCGATTGCGCCGACGTGGACTGGAGTCCACTTCTTTAATGGAGCGCCGAACTACTCCCAATCCGCAATAACCGGCGTGACCATGGGTGCAGAGAGCGGTTATGCTTCTCTCTGGATGACTACAGCAGGCAGCACTGCCGATTACAGGAAGTGGGCGATTTATATTGGCAATGGCGCCAGCGGTAGATTTCAGCTGTCTGCATGGAATGATGCGACGAACGCCTTTCGGGATGCGCTGGTATTCGACCGCACAGGCATTGCCATCACAACGATGTCGTATGGCAATATTACAGACTTGCCTGCGCATTACATGTATGGACTTACGCACTTTCTGCGCAACGGAGCTGCAGCCACTTACTGGCGCGTTCCTGATGCGACTGCAGACAACAAGGTCACGCAGCTGTTCACGACTGGAGCTGGCGGCGGTCTGACGCTTACAGACGACGCAATCGCTATCAGTGCCTTCCTGTTGAACTGGACGCGCTCTGGCAATGCCGTTACATTGATGGAGTATGGCAACAGCACGAACTGGCCAGAGCACACAGTTTATGGCGCCATCACTGTACGCGGCGGAACGACGACGCCGTGGACAGGAAGCAGCGCGAACTCTCACGTCAAGTTGTTCTCGTACAACGGCATCTATCCTGCCCTTGTTCTGAACAACTCCAGTGCACCTGCCAATGAGCGTGCATTCGACTTCTATGTCCATCACAACGCCTCTGGCGGCCACAGCGCGCTCATTGGCGAGGCGTTGAATGATGCTGCCGCTGTTCGCGAGTGGCTGCGTGTACTCCGCAATGGTATTGCTATCAGCAACATCACGCTCGGTAATGCGACTGATGTTCCTTATGTGATTATACCAGGCTCTCTGCAGGTGGCGCAGAACGAGCCGTGGGGCATCAGCAACGCTTACGGCACATACCCTTCGTTCGACTCAGGATCAAGCCCGACGATTCCGTATGGCACGAAGTTCGTGCAGGGTGCCTCGAACGGTCCTGGTGGATCTGGCGAGACGCAGTATTACCACATGCGCATCGGCCTCGGGTCGGAGTACATCAACCGATATGGCATGGACATCGCCATACCGCGCACTCCATCTGGTGGCAATCCATACATGTATATCCGCTTCCTGGAGGAAGGATCGTTCGCTGGCTGGGCGAAGATTTGGGCTGGATATGCAGACAGCTCTGACCTTGCGCTGAAGTTCAACTCGACTTCGCATCCAGGCACATACTGGTTGGTGAATAACTGGGATGGTACTTACTGGTCCATCACAGGCAATCTTGGCGCGCCTGTGCGTGTCAAATACGCGGATCGATCATCTGTGCCGGGTGGATTCGGCGATGGTCTCGCAAATCACATTTCGTCTGGTATTACGATCAATAGTGGCGACATCGCCACGAATGGAACCTACACTGTGGTGAATACCAGCGGAAGCGCGGTGACAATCACGCAGGGCACTTCTACGCTTTATCTCGCGGGTGTCGGCACGACAGGCAATAAGACGCTCGCTGCTTATGGTATTTGCACCATCCGCGGTATTGCTTCGGGTGTCGGCATCATTGCAGGAAACGTTACATGATGAATCGCAATCTAATCCTGCCACGCAACGAGCTCATCATGCCGAGCTCGAAGCTGATTTCCATTCCTGATCCGCATGGTTTGTATCGGCGCCATCGACCGAAGAGGCACTGCGGCATTCAGCAGATGATGATGTTGCCGAGTGCAGGACCTACGCTTGGCGCCACATTGCCTACTGCCACCGGACCTGCGTTCGGTTATCAGATCGAACTGCTGACGCATGTCTTCGACGGCTCTGCGTCATATGCTGCCATCACTTTCAGCTCTGGTAATTGGTCGCTTGATGATTTTGCGGGCGGCGCCACGGTGCACACTGCATGGCCTGGTGCAGGCCCGTACACCTGGCTGACTGGCGGCGGGTCGATGATCGATTACGACATCATGTTCAATGTGACCGGAGGCGCGCTGAATGGTGGCGGCAGCTCGCCTGGAAACACCTGGGTGAATGCAGGTGCACTGAGCTCGTTCTATATCGAGCAAGTTGGTTTTACCTCTACCCAATGTTATGGCTCGTTGCACATTCGACCGGCTGGCGGCGGCGCCGACCTCGCGTCGTGCACCATCTTCCTGTACACCTATTACGACGTCTGAGGAATCATCATGACTGACCTCGCAAACCACGTCCGCTCCTCTCTCGAGATGAGGCTGACATTCCTCAAGAACCAGATCGGCCAGATCGCAGCTCTGACCGCAGGCCTTCCTGCAATGGAAGCTGAAGCTGCCGAAATCGAGGCCACACTAACCAACGTAGACAAAGACGTGAAGGTGGAGATTCCGATCGCGAAGCGCGAAATCGCGGTGGAGCCGCGCGGCCCGGTGATTCTGGAGTCGCCTGTCGTAGAGGAGCAGCCGATTGAACCTTGAGCTGATTCGCACTTCGTACATGCGAGACGCCACGCTGGGTTGGCTTATCGCCGGCGACTTGCGCATTGCAACTCTGGAGGAGCCGTGGATTCCTGATCCGGACGGTCCAGGCGGACAGCGCAGGGAAGGAGCCTTGCACGAATCGTGCGTTCCTGATGGCACGTATCAGCTGCTGCCATTTGACGGCACGCGCTTCAAAGGTGTGCACGCTCTGGTGAATCACAGCCTCGGTGTCTACTACTCGGAAGCGGACAAGCCTGCAGGTCAGAAGTGGGGTCGTAGCGCGATCCTGATTCACAACGCCAACAGCACAGCGAACATCCTAGGCTGCATCGCTGTCGGTCTGCGTCACGGCACTGAGCAAGGCGTGCCATGGGTGTACAATTCAGTAGATGCTTTCACCAGGTTGAAGGCGTTGCTTGGCCGCGAGAAGCATGAGCTGATCATCCGCCCTGTCAGCGGAACTGCAGAGAGGATTCTGAATTGAAGAAGATCATCCTGATCATCGCGTTATCGCTCGGTGCCTGCAACACCACGAAGGACGGCATTCGCTATGATGATAGCGCTGGCGTGCCTCCTGGGTATGAGGATCTTTGCAAGCGCGAGCCTGAGGCTGCGGAGTGCGGAGGCAAGCAGCCGTGAGAATGGATGACCTCCACAACGTTCAGCGCCTGATCAATCGCGCCGTTGAGTATCGCGAGGATTACGATCAGTATGGACTGATCGAGCACTGGACCGAGGCCGGTGCTTTTGGCGATTGCGAGGACTATGCCATTCGCAAACTTCGTGTTTTGCTTCTGGCTGGTTGGGACATCAAGAAGCTGCGCCTGTGCTTCTGCTGGGTGGACTTCAAGGCGCCGAAGCAAGGTCATGCGGTGCTGATCGCAGAGCACAACGGCAAGTTGTACGTTCTCGACAACAATGCCGATCACGTGTATTCTGTTGCTCAGCGCCCGAACTATATCTGGGGATCCTGTCAAGTGGAAGGTGGCTCACGTGCGTGGGCCAAATGTAGTGAAGTGTTTCCCAGGTACGACCTGGAATGATGGAGGTAGATGACATGTCCGTGCTTTCGACGATCAACAACAACAAGACGAAGATCACCGGTGCATTGCTGGTGGCATTCGGCGTTCTGCAGACCCAGTCCGAGCAGATTCGTTCCCTACTCACACCGAACATGTTCGCCGGTTTCACCATCGTGGTTGGCGTTGCGGTCGCCGTTCTCGGCTTCCTCAACAGCGCCGCGTCCACGCCACCGGAGGGCCAGAAGTGATGCTCACCCAGAAGCGAATGTACATGGCCGTCTGCGTCATGGCGATGCTCGTCATGACTGCCTGCGCGGCTCTGGGAGTGCCGAAACCCGAGACGTGGAACCAACGAGTCGTCGCAGCGTACTCGTCAGTCACAGCAGCTCGCGAGACGGCCACCATCCTGGTGAACCGCGACAAGCTCAGCGCAGCGGACGCCCAGAACGTGCAGAATACGCTCAACGAAGCTCGCAAGGGCATAGAAGTGGCGGAAGCGCTGTACAAGCTCAAACCGGCAGACGGTGAGGACAAGCTCGTTTCGACGCTGCGAATCCTCCAGGCCGCACAAGCCTATCTGGCAGGGGTGCAGAAGTGAACGGCAAGAATGCAGCGCTGCTGATCGAACTCGCCCTTGCGCTCACGATTCGCCTGCAGGAGATCCAGCTCCTGTTCCAGAAGGCAGCCGTCGAAGGCCGTGACGTGACCGACGAGGAGATCGCCGAGTTCCGTAGCAAGGACGATGCTGCGGCCAAGGCACTCGACATCGCCATCGCGCAGAAGCGCGAGCGCGAGGCCGCGACCGGAGGCTGATTGCGATGTGGGCAGCTGCAGGAAAGATCTTTGGCTTCTTTGCTCCACCGAAGAGTGAGGACTTGGTTGACATGCTTGAGGTGAAGGACCAAGAGAACTACAAGAAGGCGTACAAGATACTGTCCGCTCTCAAGTGGTTCAACCGCAAAGTTGCCATGACCATGACTGCAGCTGCCCTATTCGCTGCCTGGATGTTCACGCCTTATGGTTTCGTTTGGGCTGGTGATCAGAAGGTTTACGTCAATGATGCTGTCGAGAAAGTCCAGCAGACGGTTGACACCAAGATCAAAGCTGTGGAAGATCAGCTAGTTGCCATCAAGAGCCAGAACGTTTTGATGCAGAGCTTGCTCAACGAACTGGTCTCCGAGAAGGTAGCGACTGACATCTGCCGCACTTATCAGCGCTGGATCAAAGAGGCTAATCGCCCTGAGCGTCTGGCAATTCGCGCAGAGCTCGATAGTTATCAGGCGCGATACAAGACTCGCACTGGCGAGAATTATCCGGAGGTTCGCTGCCAATGAGCACTTCAATGACCTTCACTTCGCTGAAGGAAGACGTGCGACGCTATCTGGAGCGTGGCGGCACTTCTGACACGACCGTGTTCGCACAGATTCCATCCCTGATCGGCCTTGCTGAGCGCGCTATCGCTCGCAAGCTGAAAGTCACCGGCACCGTCAATGTCGTGACGAGTACGCTCGTGGCAGGCACGAACGTCTATGCGAAGCCTGATCGCTGGCGCAAGACGACGAGCATGGAGTTCGGTCTCGGCACCGAGCAGGAGCGCACGCCTCTGTTCGCTCGCAGCTACGAGTACTGCCGCGAGTACTGGCCGAATCCGACGCTTCAGGACGTGCCGCAGTTCTATGCGGACTACAACTACGGCAACTGGTTGATCGTGCCGACACCCGTCGCAACGGTGCCGTGGCAGATCATCTACTACCAGCAGCCACCTTTGCTAGAGGACGCGAACCAGACGAACTGGCTCACTGACCTCGCGCCGGCTGCTCTGCTCTATCGCACTCTTCTGGAGTGCGAGCCATTCCTCAAGAACGATGCGCGCATTCAGACGTGGCGCGGATTGTACGACGAGGCCACTGAAGCGATTGCAATCGAAGACCTGGAAAAGATGACGGATCGCAGTAGCGACCGCACGGGAGACTGAAATGGGCTTCAACGACACCTTTGGCGGCTCGGCCATCTATCCCAGTGATGCGACTTACGTCGAGCTTGCGCTCACAGCCGACGTGGAGCTGAGCTGGCCGATCGAGCAGCAGATCGGTGGCGACAACATCGTGGCCGACATCCTCGACCTCGATGCCAGCTTGCCAGGCCTGTCGGTCACGCTGCCGGATGCGCGCAATGCCACGCAGGGATTCACTACCCTGTTCAACAACGTCGGCGCCGAATCTGTCACGATCAAGAACTCTGCCGGCGGAACGATCGCGTCAGTCTCGCCCGGCTCTGCCTGGCAGATCTACCTGAGCGACAACTCGACGGCTGCCGGCACGTGGCGCACCTTCCAGTACGGCGCGTCTGTTTCGGTAGTTGACGCTGCTGCCCTCGTGGGCAACGGCCTGATCAACATCGGCATCGCCCTGTCACTGAATTTTGCTGTCACAGAGATCAGCTCGACTCCAACGACCCTCGACTCTGACTCTCGCGCTCGCCTCTTCAACTGGACCGGCGGCGTTGGAGTGGTGGACGTCTCGTCTCCTGCCTCGCTCGGCAATGGCTGGGTTACGATGCTGCGCAACAGTGGCAGCGGTAACATCACCGTCACTCCGGCCTCAGGAACGATCGACGGAGAAGCGACCAAGGTGCTTGCGCCCGGCTCCTCCCTGTTCATCGTATCTGATGGTACCAACTTCATCACGATGATCTCGTCGGACTCTGGCTCCGGCGGCTTCAACCTGCTCTCGATCAACGTTGCCGGTGGCGGCGACTACACGCTATCAGGCGTTCAGATCGGTCAGGTTGGATATCAGTTCACCGGTTTGCTGACGGCAAATCGCAACATCATCGTGCCGAATACGATCGCCGAGTACTGGATCGACAACCAGACCGCGGGAGCTTTCACCCTCACGGTGAAGACTGCAGCTGGCACCGGCATCACTGTGACGCAGGGTAATCGTGCGATCCTGTACTGCGATGGCACGAATGTTCTGGACGCGAACTCAGCCACAGCACTCTCGCTGCCGCTGTCCATCGCGAATGGCGGAACGGGTGGTAACTCGCAGGCAACGGCTCAGGCTGCGCTGAATGTTCCTCCGACCAGTCGGTCTATCTCTGCAGGCACCGGACTGACTGGCGGCGGCGACCTGTCCGCGAACCGCACTCTGACCCTCGCCAACACAGCAGTGACACCTGGCAGCTACACCTTCGCTTCCATCACCGTGGACGCGCAAGGTCGCTTGACGGCAGCTGCGAGCGGTGCAGCCCTCGCCAACTTGACCATCACCAACGCGGGTGGCGGTGCTCCTGGAGTGACCTACAATGGTGGCGGTGCGATCACCATCGACTACTCCACGGTAGGTGCGCCGAAGGCAGATGGCACTGGCGCGAGCGGCACTTGGGGGATCAACATCACCGGAAGCGCTGCGACGGCAACGAACGCTACCAACGCGACCAATGCAACGAACGCTACCAACGCGACCAATGCTTCAGTGGCAGCCAAGGCATACTTGCCGCAGAATGGTGGCGGTCTGGCGAATGGTGAGATCTATCTCGCCGGTGCAGGCTTCACCATCAACACCGGCACCTTGGTCGCTGGCGGAACTTACAGCGTGTTCAACAACTCAGGCTCTGCGATCACGATCACGCAAGGCGTTGGCGTGAACCTGATACTGGCCGGCGACGGTACCATCAGCAATATCATCGTGGCGCCATACGGCATCGCTACCATTCTCTGCACGACCAACAACGTGGGTATCGTCACCGGCAACGTATCCATATGAGCACCAGCAACATGACGCCAATCACTATCAGCTCCGCGCCGGGCATCCAGCGCGACGGCACGTTATTGGCAGGCGAGGGCTTCGTCGACGGCGAGTGGGTTCGCTTTCAGCGAGGCTTGCCGCGCAAGATGGGCGGCTATCGGCAGGTGAGTCCAAGCCTTGCTGAACTCGCACGCGGAATGCGCGCTGACATGAGCGGCAACTCCATCTACCTGCATATCGGAAGCACCTCGTATCTCACACAGGTGGTTACGAATCAGCAGGGCATCCTCTCTGGTCAGTTCAATCGCACTCCTGTCGGATTCGTTCCTGATGACAATCACTTGTGGACGCTCGATACGTTCACGGAGACGCTTGGTGGCACCCTTCAGATCATCGGTTGCGCTACCAACACGCTTCTGGACATCGCAGACAATACAGAGAAGACGATCTATTTCGGACCGCTGACCACGACAGCTCAGCTCACAGCAGCTTTCGCTGGCGATCCGATGGGCGCGGGAGTCTCTGGCGGCGTAGTCGCTCTGTGGCCGTTCTTCATGGGATACGGTTCGGATGGCGAAGCGAAGTGGACTGCGCCGAACGATCTGACTGCGTGGAATACCAGATATCACCTGACAGGCTCGAAGATCGTCAAGGGCATGCCGATGCGCGGCAACGGCAATGGACCTGCCGTCATCCTATGGTCTCTGACTGACGTCATCGTCGGGCAGTTCGTAGGCTTTGACTCCACAGCAAGCAGCTACGTCTTCAATTTCACCACTGTGTCGACTCAGTCGTCAGTTCTGTCGTCGCAGGGCTTCATCGACTACGACGGCGTCTACTACTGGGTTGGCGTTGATTCCTTCAAGATGTTCAATGGCGTTGTTTCGGAGATACCGAATAACAAGAACGTCAATTGGTTCTTCGACAACCTGAACTTCGTGCAACGCCAGAAGGTGTTTGCTTACAAGGTGCCACGTTTCGGTGAAATCTGGTGGTGCTTCCCTTTCGGAACTGCCACCGAGTGCACGCATGCAGTAGTATACAACATCCGCGAGAGGACTTGGTACGACACCGAGTTGCCTGCGTCAATGCGCACTGCCGGAGCTTTCGCGCAATCGTATCGCTTTCCGTTCATGTGCGACGCCACTGTCAATTCGGTCACGAGCGACTACACGCTCTGGCAGCATGAAACAGGCGTTGATGAAATCACCAATACGCCGAATGCAGTCAAAGCTATTCGTGCGCGCATCCGCACCGGAGAGTTCAGCCCTATCCTGTCTGGTCAGGATCAAGGCTTCCGTATCTCTCGCACGGAGCCTGACTTCATTCAGGTCGGTCCGATGACTGTTCGCGTGATCAGCCGCGCGAATGCGCGTGCTCCGGAAGTGGCAGGCGAGATCTTCACTTTCGACGCTCCGCCTGCAGCTGCACCTGAAGACCAGCCCGTGAACATGAAGGAGGCCAAGCGATTGATGGCCCTGGAGTTCGAGTCCAACGTTGCCGGCGGCGATTTCCAGATGGGCAAGACTCTGGCGTATGTGGCACCAGAAGACATGAGGAATACAGGACCATGAGTAAATGGGGAGTTGTCCACAACGAAGCTGACAGCAGCCGTCACGTCGTTCCGTGCGATCAGTCCGGCGTGGTTCTGCCGCATCACCAGACCGTCAAGGACTGTCAGTGTTGCAAGTATGAGGTCAAGGAAGGCTTCATCGTCCACAAGGATCCAGAGCGCGGCGGTGTGAACGCATGATCATCAATCCGGACGGTATGAGCTTTGGTTCCTGGGCTAATGCCGTGGCTCAGCAGGTCGGCATGCAGAGCGACACTGTTCGCCTGTTCCAAGACGAGGGCTGGCGCGATTGGTCAAAGAAGTTGATTGCGCTACCTGTCATAGCTAATCAGTCGCCGCCGCGCCCTGACTACTTCGACGAATGGCCGGCATGGGCCGAAGCTTTCAACCGTTCCGTTCAATACTAGGACTTTACTCCATGGGCGTCTTAAGCTATAATAGCAGCATGTTGAACCAGAATCTGTCAGATGACAGCTTCTGGAGGTATGGCGGTCCCCCGCCGCAGGCTGCACAGTCGCCAGCGCAAGCTTTCCAGGCCCCTCAGCCTCCGCAAGCCTTTGCACAGCCTGGCGCGCCCGGTAGCGCCCAAGCGCCCGCTGCAATGCTTTCCCGAGGCGGCCAGCCATTCGCAGGTGCTGGGCCTGTTGCCGGCGCTGGCGACGGCAGGGAAGATCTCATCGACGCCAAGCTGAGCGACGGCGAATACGTCTTTGACGCCGAGACCGTTTCATTGCTAGGCAATGGCAGCACCGACGCGGGTGCAGCCAGACTTGATCAACTTCGCCAGCGCATTCGCGCTCACAAAGGCGCCGAACTCTCCAAGGGCAAGTTCAGCCCAGATGCACTGTCTCCTGAGGAGTATCTATAATGGGCTGGCTCGAATCTGCAATCGACATTGGCAAGGACGTCCTGTCAAGCAACAAGGGCAAGATTGCCAGCGGTATCGCAGGCGCTGTGCTCGGCTCTGGCAGCAAGAAGAGCGGTGCTGGCGAATCAACCAGCGGCACTACCTCTGGCAGTACAATCACCCAGATGCCTGCCTGGATGAATGACTATGCCCGTCAGCTGATGACTCAGCAGACGAACCTGAGCAATCAGGGTCACATTCCATACAACGCTGCTCAGGTTGCAGAGATGTCGCCAGACCAGCAAGCTGCCGCAGGAATTGTGCGCGGCAACACAGGTCAGGCTGGCGCTGTCATCACTGACGCGATGGGGAATTACAACCCGAATGCCGGTACTGGCATGCTAGCGAAGGCTGGCAACTACCTTGACAACGCTGGCAAATCCTGGCTCGATCCGGGTGTCAGCGAAAACTACATGACTGACTTCCAGGCCCACGTCACCAATCCTGCAGTCTCTCAGGCGATGCGTACCTGGAACGAGCAGATCAATCCTGGCATCCAAGGGACGTTTGCAGGATCGAAAGGAGTCGGTGCTTTCGGGTCAGATGCCATGGCACGCACCATGGCCAATGCCGGCGTCGATCTTTCGACGAAGCTCGGCGAAAGCATGGCAGGATATCTCAACACTGGCTATTCCCAGGGCATGGGTCAACACAACACCGAGAACACCCAGCGCGGCCAGCTTGCGACAATTGCTGGCAATCTTGGCACGACCGAGGCTGGCATGGCAGGGGATGCCCTCAACAATCAGATTCGTGGCGCGAGCGCCTGGCAAGGCGCTAACGCAGCCGACGTTTCTGCTCTCCAGAACGTTGGCGCCCAGCAGCAGGCGATTGACCAGAAGAAGCTGGATGTCGCCAGAACCGACTGGGACGATGCGAACGCCTATTCTCAGAATCAGATCAAGCAAGGTGCAGGCCTTCTCGGTCAACTGGCAGGCAACGTCGACAAGTCCGTCGTCAATTCCAGTGCCACTACCGGCGCCAAGCAGGGCACCAATTATGTGGATCCTCTCACCGGTGCCATCCAGGGCATGGAGCAAGCCGGCCAGTGGGGAGAGATTCTCGGCACCCTCGGCAAGAATACTGGCGTGGTTGGCCCGAAGATGGATCCTCGACAGATGCCGACTGGTGGCCCTACAGGGAAGCCGACGGAAATTACAGAAGAGATTCCCGGCGACGGCTGGGCGCGCGGTGGCCGCGTTCCTGGCGGAATGCTTCGCCGACTCGCTGAATCTGATCGGAGAGCTCGCGGCGGGAGGGCCTACTGATGGCTGGCGCAAACAACTGGGATACGGTCGACGAAGAGGCAGCCGCTGCCTATCCGGAATACTACGTCGACGACGCGCCTGCACCTGGAGCTCCAGGGCAGATGCCGACTGCCACCGACATCGGTGCAGCAACGGCTCAGGCGCAGTATGACATCTATCACCCTGCTTCCGATCCTGAGCAGTTCCGTCTCGCCAAGCAGTATGCGATGGCTGGCGACAACCTGGACAAGGAACTCGAGGATCTTCTCGGTCAGCGCGACAAGCAAATTCCGAGCACCGTCGAGCGGCTGAAGGCTGCACGAGCGCGGCTGGAAGGTCGTCCTCTCCTTGGCAACGATCCGAATACGCGTCTTCGCGTCATGGCAGCTGCAGGCGCCGATGGCACCTGGGCTGACAACTCGGCCGCTCGCGCCAAGGGTCTTCTGGCTCATGACCAGAACGTCTACAACCAGGAAACGCAGCGACAGGGCGCTCTCGACGTCTACGATGATGCGATCGAGGGAACGCAGACCAAGGGCATCGACGCCCAGATCACGGCGCTGCAGAAGCGTATCGCCGAGCGCAACGATCTGCGTCAGAAGTACATGGGCATGCGCCCGCCTGCTGGTCGTTCCGGCGGCGCTGGCACTGCAGAGGTGAAGGCCGGACTGCAAGCTGAGGAGGATCAGGTTCAGGTCAACGCTCAGATGGCGGACCTGGATCAGCTGATCGAATGGGGCGATGCCGCCGCATCGGAAGGCGTCAGCTTCTCTGGCCCGACTTCGTGGCAGGCTTTCTCCCCATATCTCGGTGGTCTGACCGAGAAGATCTTCGGGCCTGGATCCAAGGAGCAATTCGTCCGGCAGACTGGCGGCTTCGGCGACGAAATGCGTCAAAAGGCAGAACGCATCACGCAGGCGTCATTGCGCCCGATCCTGGGTGCTCAGTTCACGCAAGTTGAAGGTCAGAACCTGCTTGCTCGTGCATATGACGTCACCAAGGACTGGCCAGTCAACAAAGCGCGTATGATGGCTCTTCGGTATCAGCTGGAGAACCTCAGCGACGTGAATCGCGCGCGCATCGCAGCTATCCGCTCCAGTCCTCCGGATCGAATGACCGCTGGTGCACGCAGGGCAGCTTACGATCTGAAGATGGATCTCGAGTATGCAATGGAGCGCGCTGGTGACGCTGCCATGCAGTCTCTCGGCTTGCGGCCAGGAGGTGCTGGAGCTGCGCCTGCTGCCGATGCAGGTCAAGGCTACGACGAGCAGTTCCTGCAGGACATGGCGAATCCAGAGTACCGCGCCAACGCTTCTGCCGACGAGCTGGAAGTCTATGCCGAATATCTGGAGAGCCAGATCGGTGAACAGCCTGCTGCGACGCCTGCTCCTGCGCCGAAGAAGGAAACTTCCGGGATCATCGACTACGTTTTTCGTCCCTCACTCAAGAAGGCGAAGGGTGGCGCCGTCAAGCTGGCAGAGGGCGGCGATGCAGCTGAGGAGCGAAGGCAACAGGCTCTCGCGCGCATACAGGCTGCAGAAGCTGCTCACAAAGAGACTTCGACGATCCCTGCCAGCCTGCGCCGCGAGATCGACGATGAGCAGAACGACAACCCATTCGAGACGGCCATAGGCCTCGTCCCGGAAGCACTCCGCGGCATCGTCGGCGGATATGCAGGGTACAAGGCCAAGCCTTTCATGACCGACGCCTACAATGCAGTCACGAGCAATCCTGGCCAGCGAGTGGTCGCTCAGGGTTACATCGACGATCAGTCCGAGATCGCCGATGCCGTTCCCGAGCTTCGCCGCAAGCAGACGACATACGGTCAGTCTGGTGCTGAACTGATCGATGTGATGCCGCGCTCGGTCCGTCAGAACGTCGTGGCGCCTGCGATGGCTTCTGCACCTGCAGCGGGCCGTCAGTTGCAGAAGGGTCGGGAAGCTCAGAACGAGGAGGCGAAGAAGACTCGTATCCCTCAGGCAGTCATCACCGGACTGTCTGCTGATCACCCTTACGAGCAGGCATATCAGTCGCTAAAGGATGCGCGCAAAGCTGCTGGCGATCCAGAGTTCGGTGCCGTCTGGCAGGCTCATCCTTCGATGAAGGGTACTCGTGAGCTGAATGGCCTGATCAAGCAGCTGCAGGACAGCGCTGTTGGCCGCATCGCCCTGAACAACGCTCGTCAGGAATGGACGCGTCGGCAACGTGACGGCGAGGTGCCTGCAGGCTCTCCTGTAGGACGAGGTCCTGGTGGATTCGGCCCTTACACGACCGAGTATTTGCACACGATTCAGAGTCACCTGTACGATTTGATGCGCAAGACGGAAGGTCTCCATTCCATGGAGGCTCAGTCTCTGCGCAATCCGTTAATCGAGTACATGGACCGTAGCACAGGTGGCGCTCAGTCGCCATATGCCTCTGCTCGTGCCAACTGGGCTGCCAACAGTCGCGGCATGGAAGCGATGGAGACCGGTCTGAACGAAGTGCTCAAGATGCGCCCCGATGAGTTTGGCGCTCTCTGGGCTACACTTGATCCTGTGCAGAAAGAGCACATGCGAACTGGTATCGCCAACGCGATCGATCGTGACGTGGTCAACAGGGCCTCAGACGCCAATCCGGCTCATGCGCTGCTGAATCGCCCTGCTACCAAGGAAATTCTGCAGATCGCTGCAGAGACTCCTGCACGTTACAAGGCTATGGTCAAGCGCCTGGAGTCGGAGCGTGATTCCTGGGATATCGCCCAGCAGGAAGCTCGCCGCAATATCAACCCGGTCACTGAAGAGCGTCGTCGCCGATCGACCGGCAACGCGGTTGACAACAAGGTCACTCGTCTGATCGCCGGCCTGGATCGCCTGCGCCACCCGATGAACTGGTTCAACGCGCAGGAACAGCGCGGCTCCGAGCCGATGTCTCGCAAGCGTGGAGAGCAGGTGATCGGTGCCGCGCGCACCGGCAGCTTGCCGGAAGTGGAGCGCCTTGCGCGCCTCCAGGGCCGGATGCAGAACAGGAAGCGAGGTGCAGGTTTGCTCGGTCTTCTGTCAGGCAGTTTGGCCGCAGGCGCTCCGTATGCTTTCGAGAGTGATGAGGAGCGTCTGGAGCGGTTGCGAGAAGAAGCGCGCAAGAGGGTAACGCAGTGAGCGGCAAAGAAGGATTGCTGTCAAGGCTCAAGTACAATCTTGAGCCGATCACGGACGCGACTGTGAATGTCGGCAAAGGCATCGCCATGCCGATCGCTCGTATGATGAGTGGTCGAAGCAGCGAAGGAATCATCACGCCGCTAGGCTTCTCTCCAGAGACTGGCACGTTCAATCCTCAAATCGTTCACGACATCAAGAGCCTCTGGAACAAGGAGTCTCGTGACGAGACGTCTCGCTTTGATCAGCAGCTTCATGACGACTGGGGCGTCGGCTACTCGGGCTCTGCCGAGAATGGCGACTTCGACAGCGACGCTGACATGGCCCAGTTCGTCGGCAATTTCGTGCCGACTCCTGCAGGACTTCCGAAGCTTGCCTCCTATCTGCCCAAGGCCGGCGGACTGCTTGGCAAGATCGCCAGAGGGACTGCCCACGCCGTCGATACTGCTGCCGACTTTGCCATGCCTGCGAAAGCCTCTGGCCGCAAAGCTGCCGACTATGCAGCGGACACTGGTCGCGGCCTTTTGATGGGCTCTGGCTTGCTCGGCGCCACGACCGCCGGCGGTGCAGCCTACGGAGCGATGCGCGGCCCTCCAGAAGTCAGCGCCGATGAATGGATGAATGCCTTTCACACCTTCCTGAAGGAAGGAGATATGGACGCCGCCGAAGGTGCCCTTGACGCATACTACGAAGCCCAGGCGAGGTCGCGATGAGCGGTTTTCTCAAGAAGCTCGGTGAGTCTGCCGAGAATTCGGCGAGCAAAGGCAGGGCTGTTGAAGCTGACTGGACCGGCAATATTGAGACGCTTCGCAAGGAAGCCCTTGCACGCGTAAAGCCGGGGAGTAGCCGCCGCGCCGCTCCTGCAAGCCCAGTCACCACGGCGATGAAAGGCAAGCTTCGCCAGATCCACGCACCGAGCACCAAACCGAAGGAAGGCATCAATCCGCGGCGGGAGGCCCAGCGCGATCTTGCTGCAGCTCAGAGAAAGATCGCTTATGCTGATTCCATGGATGCTCAGCCGCGCGAGTTCGAGTACTTCGCTGACCTCGACAAGTTGAAAGGCTTCAACGATACATTCGGCATGCCATATGGTGATGCTTACATCGAAGCTGCCGAGCGCTCACTGCGCAACCAGCTTGGCAAGGTGCCGGAAGCGAATCCTCTATTCACACGCGCAGCAGGTGACGAGTTCTATGTTTCTGGCGATGATTCGAGCATGATCGAGTCGGCCCTGCAGCGCGTCAGCCGTGACCTGAATCGTGGCGTCACTATCGATCGAGGCCCTCTCGGCAAGCACACCGTCGCCGGTGTCGGTTCGCTCAAGTACGGCAAAGGTCGCAACCTGGATGAAGCTGACGCAGCTCTTCGTAGCGACAAGACGAAGTGGAGTGAGATCGATCAGCGCACGGGTCGCAGGCATGGCGACGCTCGCTCCGACATGAGCGGCGCCCAGCACTTGTACGAGTACGAGGACCCTGAGTTGGACTGGCAGCACATCGGGTTCAAGCGTGGCGGCCTTGCGACCATCGGCAACTATCTCGCTGCATACGAGGCAGGCGAACGCCCTCGTGATGCGATGACGCTTGCCGATCAATACCCCGACGCCTTTGAAGGCGAATACGAGGATGGTGACGAATTCCTCGGTGAGGATGACGAGTACGAATACTATGCATGTGGCGGCCAAGTACAGCACTTCTTCCTCGGCGGGATAGGCAAGAAACTCAAGAAAGGAATCAAGAAGGTCGGGAAGGTTGCCGGCAAGATCGCGAATGCACCTGGCAAGGCACTGAGCAAGATTCCTGGGGTCAAGTCGATCGCGAAGGTGGTAGCGAAAGCTGCACCGGCTCTCGGCTTCATTCCTGGTGTTGGCACGGTGGCCGGTGGATTGATCGGCGGTATCGCCGGCAACATCGCCTCCGGCGGCAAGACCTCAGGATTCCTGCGAGGTGCTTTGTCAGGCGCTTCCGGCGGTGTCGGTGGCGGCATCGCAGGTAGCGTTGCCAGCAAACTTGGTGGCGGAACCCTTGCCAAGCTTGCAGGGACGGCGCTGGGGGATATAGCGTCAGGCGCGATGCAAAGGGCTGGCGCCAAGCTGCTCAAGGACCCTTCCGGGAAATCTCTGACGCCGGAAGAGCTGCAGGCCGTTCAGTCTCAGCAGGCTCAAAGAGCGCAGGCTACGTTGCCGCAGCCTGCGAGTATCGGCACCATGAACAATGCCGCGGATCAGAGAACGTCAGCTCTACAAGCGGTCAGTCAGGCACCGGCCAATCAGTTCGCCCAGAACTATCAGCCGGCACCTCCTGCTCCAGTAGTCCCTGGGTCGAACTCCCAGGGACTGCTGAGCATGATCAAGCAGCAGCAGGCGGCTCGGGCGGCTTGACATCCTCCGCCTCGACGGGAGGCGGACCCTTCGTTGGTGGCTTGATGATGCGACCTTCGTCATCCATCATCGGAGCCGACTTGATCATGTACCACGTCACGAAGATCATCACAACGATGACGATCGACGCGCCCACAGCCAACAGGCCGCGGATCATCGCGGCGGCGTCCCGGAGGGCAGAGTCACGATGCCGCCTGCCGCCGTGAGTGGCAGGTATTCCGACACCTTGATTCCATTCCAACGCTCTGCTTCGATCTTGTCAGCGTCAGCGTGCGTCTGTTCGATCACCAGCTGACGGAGCTTGATCTCGGTCTCCAGGTTCTGGGCAACCAGTCGGTTATAATCTGAGATACCCTGACCTTCCGCCCTCTTGGCTTCTGCGCGTAGCAAGGCAGCTTCCTTGTCGCCCTGAGCCGTGGCGATGTTGGCCTGTGCACTTGCTTCCGCTGTAATCTTCTTGGCGCGCTGCTCCTGCTCCACACGATCGGCATCAGCCTTTGCCTGAGCGACCTTCTGCTGCGCCTCCATCGTGTCCTTGATTCGCTGATCGAAGGAGTCGTCCCAATCCCAGTTGGTCAGGTTGACCTGGGTGATGGCAACAGGATATTCCTTGAGCTTGGCGCTGGCAGCAGCCAGAGCGTCAGTCGCAATCTTGTTCGCGCTGCGTGCCAAGTCGAAGATCGTGTACTTGCCTACTTCAGCCTTGAGAGCTTCGTATGCGGTGTTGTTCACCAAATCTTCGAGCACGGATCTGTTTGGATATTTCGTCACAAGATCCATGATCTTGGCCGTGTCGTACCTCCAAGCAACCTTGGCGCTCAATCCGAGCGTTTGATTGTCGCTAGAGATCGCACCCTTTGTGCCGACTTCGATGACGACGTCCTGCGTGACTGGCTTGGAACTTGCCGTCTCGAAATGCGAGAACATCGGCATTTTCCATTGCATGCCAGGGCCGTAGTCCTGCTTCGAAATCCTGCCGAGCGTGACCTTGACTGCACGCTCATCCGGACTGATGATCTCGAAGCTACCGAAAATCAGCAGTAGCAGGATGAACCCGCCGACGCAAAGTGACGTCAGCTTGAACATCCACAGAATCCTCGCCTTCTGGTGAGCTGCTTCGGCCGCACGCTGAGCAGCCGCCTCTTCTAGATAACCCATCTTGAACTCCTTCCCGTGGTGGTTGAACTATTCCGACTTGTCGGCTCGCGTCTGTGCAGCCTCGTTGCTGTACCGGAGACCTTCGTACCGCTTGCTGAGCTTCGCGATATTGGCGTTGAGCGTTTCCTCCCTGCTGATGCCAAGGCCCTGCCGCAGACCTTCCATGTAGAACTCCAGGTCGCCGAGTTCCTCGACGATGTTGTCCCGGTCCACTTCCTTGTTGTAGATCGCGACCTTCTTGACCGCATCCAGGAGCTCGCCTGCCTCGCCGCTGACACCCACGGCCATATGCAGCAGGTGAGTGCTCTGCGGCGTCAGGTCAGCGATGATCGCGGCGCCGGACTTGGCGAGCACGCTCACCATCTCTGCGTGATTGATCTGGCTCATCGGTAGCTCCCCTTGACCCGGCCATCAGTTCCGAACATCATCGCGCCTGCATTGATGTCATTCATCCCGTACGACCGTCAATGCGGATCTGCGGGCCACGCACCGCAAGGTGAGGTTGCGCCGGCGTGACGCTGATTGGCGGCATCGGACCTGCATCCTCGTTCACGCGGTCGATATATCCGAGCGTGCGCGCAAGGTCTTCACGCAGCAAGCCAGTTTCGCGCCTTGCCGACTCTACGTCCTTGCCCAGCCCTTCTGCGATCTTCACCGATCGATTCAGCGCTCCCTGCAGATCATTGTTCTCCTGCTCTAGATGAGCGATGCGCTTCGCTGCCGCATCCTCGACTGCCTCCAGTTCCGAGATGCGGCACTTCAGGAGCTCCACATCCACTTCCTGGGGTTTCAGAATTCTGTTACTCGCCACGACCTTCTCCTTGTTTGTTTGCTAAATCAACCATCAACTCGATCTTGGTGATGTACATCTGCCCACGCCACATGTAACCTTCCAATCGCGTCTGATCGTACATATTGATCTGCGTGATTGGTTTGCCGAAACGCTTTGCCAGCCAGAATTTCCACTGCGGCTGCAGGGAGAACTTCATGTCTGGATTTGGCATCAGACCCTCTGGCGGTATTCTTGATACATCTGGATTCGATCATCCAGAATCGCGTCCTTGCCCTGAGCCAGCCGCGCTACGACGTCAGCGAGGTCCAAGGCAGATCTGTACCGCCTTCCCTTGGCTTGCTCCCATTCAAGCTGTTGCTTCAGTCTTAACACCTCGGCCTTATGCTCTTCAATTGGAATCGTGTCATTGCTCATGATATGTCATCCTTGTCTCGGAACCACTTGAAGATCGGCTGGCGCGGCTTCTCTTTGACGCCTGTCACCGCGAAGTGCTTGAAGGTGAACAGCCGTCCGAGGTACTTGTCGCGGTTGTCCCAGACTTCCCTTCTGAGAGCGTCGTCAAAGCCGCTGCCGACGTCGACCTCTCTGCCGCTTTTGGTTCTGGCAATGAGAGAGCCAAGCGTGTCTTTGCCGACCATGTTCTCTTTGTGGCCAGAACGCTTCGTATAGCCTCGCTCATCTTTGAACGCTTCGTTGGCATTGTGCATCTGCTCCTTGAAGCCGATGATCGTGGCCTCTTCATCCACCCACTGCTTCAGCTTCATGAGGTACTGCTCCCTCATGGTGCTGCGGCCATTCTTGTATGGTGCAGAACCGGAACGAGCGATCACGCCCTCGAAACCATGCAGAAGAGCTTCGCGTTCGTATGCCTCCAGCTCTTCCACGCTGTTCACTATCTCCTGAAGGAGCAATGCGACGCTTGGGAATTTCGAATCCCAGACGACGCGCTCCAGGTGCCCGTATCGCCGCGTGAATGGTGACTTGGCTTGAAGCTGATAGTCGAAGACGTGGAAGGTGACGTCAGGCTCGCCTTCGATGCTCATGACGCCGCTGGACGTCTTCTGCATCAGATTCTTGTCATTGATCGGCCCGACGCAGAGCTCGCCATCAAACCCTTCGGGAAGTCCCTTGAAGAGCTCCTGCGTGAACTTGTTGCGGATCGGCTTCAGGCTGCGACTCAGCAGCTGGCCGCCCTGCACGGTTGCTCGGATGCCATCAAGCTTGTAGCTGACGTACAGAGGAAAGCGCAGCACCTTAAGATCTTCAATGGTGGCTGCGAGCATTGGCTTGAGCATCAGATCATCCTCGCGAAATCTGGTTTCGGTGCATCTTCACCCTTGGTGATTCGATGCTCCTTGATCCTGTCACACTTTTTCGCGAGCGTATTCATGAACATCTTGTACATCTTCAGGTCAACCAACCTGGCTGATGCTTCGCGAAATCCTTGGCGGCCAGACTCAATGCAGCCTAGTTGAAGCGCATTCTTCAGAGTTCGATTCTCCTGCATCAGCGCTTCTTTAAGAGCTTGATCGCCCTGCACTTTCTCAATGATATGCGTTCCCACCGCTCGATGGGTGTGCATAATCATGTTGTAGACGGCTGTATCGCCAGCCCAATAGATCTCGATCACAGCATCTCCGGAAACCCGTTCTTCACGGATACCTCGTTGAACTTCTCGCGCACTGCTTCGGCGAGATTGATCCCCTCCCGCTGCGCGATCAGGTCGAGATAGAGGTAGACGTCAGCAATCTCCTTGCGGAGTTCGACGCGCAGCTCTTCCTCGGAGACTGTGTTGCCGACAAGACCATCGCGCACGCGATTGAGCTTCTTGACGACGTTGCAGAGCTCGCCGGCCTCGCCTGCCAATGCAACTGCCCAGTCCGACAGGGACCATTCAACGAGCCCATCCGGATGCCAGCGAAGACAACGAGCCAGATTGACGCGACTGATGTTTGCGATTGAGTCGTTGTTCACCACTGATATCCTTCTGCGTCCAGGTAGACTTGAGTGTGTCGGCGCAGATGATCCTTCGTGACCTTCTGACCGATGCCGATGTGCGTGGCTCGGATGAAACCTCGCCAGCAGAAATCACTAGCAGGGGTCCCTCGGTGCGCATCGAGCTGCGTGAACCGATGCCAGGTCTGAGGCCGGATATAGCCGTGCTCGAACTGAGTGAGTGGCGGCCCGCTGATCCAGACGTACATCGGAAGCTCAGGCTTACACTCGTGGATCTGTTGCACGCCTCCAACCCGAGGTACGTTGTCTCGGTGCCAGTTTGGGATGCACGGGAACTGCCGCGGCATCAGCATGTGCACCTTGACATCGAAGACGAAGTTTCCTGCATCATCCGGAAAGGTCTTCAGGATTGGCATGACGTCTGGCATGAGGTTGTTGACCACAGCCCAAGGTGCTGATCGCAGCCCGCAGTGCTGCTTGCTCCAGTCAATCGTGATCATGATGGAGTCGCCTGTGCTGCGATTTTCTCGCGTGTTTCTTTGACGAAGTACTCTGCGCCGATGACGCTGATGCATCGGCATTCATCTTTGGTGCCTTTGGACTCGCAGACGCTGAAGTGGCCTTCAATGTACAGCTCCAAGGGCTGGCCGTTGTAATGATTGGTCAGAACCAACCGGATCATGAGGGCTTGCCCTGTTGCGGATCCACCATCATGCCGCCGCGCTCTGCGCGACAGACTGCGCACTGGCACCCCTGAGCCTGGCAGACCTTGACGCCGTCCATGCGCTTCTCGATCTCCTCAAGAAGCTCCTTGACAGAGATTTTGAAGTGCTGTGCAAGGGAGTATACGACGGTCGCGGCCGAGTCCTTCAGAAGCTCGTCATGATGACCCTCCGCTTCCTTCGGCGTCATTCCTGCAGCCATCATGGCTTTCGTGGCATGTGCCGGCTGCTGATAAACAGCGAGCGCTGCAGCACCGTCTTCCGAGACGTGCATGATGATGATGGGATTTACGACTAGCGTCACGGCATCACTCAGTATTCTTATCGTCACAGTCAACCTCTTCTGGCGCCCAGTTATCGCAAGCGAATTCGCTTGCGTCGTCTATATTCCTGCAAGTGTCGGTCCAGTCGTGCCGTCCGTCCTTGCTCATGATTCTGATCTGGTGTATCTCAGGGCCGCAGCCCGGATCGCACTGCTCTGGCGGCCCGCTGATGATTGGCGGAATGCCCGGCGTGATGTCAAACACGATGAGGCAATCTATCTGGACGGAGCCTTCATCGCACTCGCCGCAGCCGCCTGTCTCTTCAACCTCTTGGAAGGCTGCAGCGGCACGCACTACCGTGCGCTCACCAGTCCCTTTGCAGTGCTCACAGGAAAACCTTCCGGTCCACTTTAATTCTTGTTCTTTATGAACCATTTCGCCCACCAAATTCCGCCATATCTTGAGTATACTCGTCAGGCGGCGCAAAGTAAAGGTTCTGCTTCATCGAGGAACGCCGAGCTTCGTTGCTAGTTCGTGGCACTTCTTGGCGTCAGGAAGAGGCGCTTTACCTCTCGACGCGCGAAACAAGTAGTCCTCTACAGCAGCTCTTCGGTCCAAGGACTTCTCGTAGCCGCGCCAGAAGCGCAACCGATACCGCATCCTTATCAGCCATTCGCGCATCAGGCTAGTGCTTCCAGGATGCGTGTGAGCGACTGGCCGAGCGACAGGCCGATCAGCACGGAGAGCAACATCTGCAGGCGCGGCGGCAGCCTCTTCATGTAGTAGGACTTGATTTTATCCATGGCAGCTAAATCAGCCTGTAGCTGATTCAGAAGCTTGTCAGCTTCATCCGCCCTCTTCCGCCATAGCTCCTTGAGATCCGCTGTTTCAATCGCGCTCATGATTTCCTCCTCAGTTGTCGCCGAGCACAGTTGCGGCCGTCTGACCCTTGTGCTCAAGAGCGAATGCGATATCCTCGTCGACAGTATCAACGGCGCAGAGCATGATGTAGGTGCACTTGTCACCTTGCTGCCCGATGCGATGGATTCGATCTTGACTCTGAGCCAAGTTGCCCCAGTTGTAAGACATGCTGGCATATATCATGATATCCGCTGCCGTCAAAGTGATGCCGATGCCGCCAGAGCCTGGCTGACCGACGAAGCCGCGCTTTGCTCCGCTCTGGAACTCGTCGATCGCCTTCTCGCGATTGGTTTGCGAGACGCCACCGTGATACTGCACATGGGAGATATTCATCTTCTCCAACAACGCGCAGATCGCCCTGATCTCCTCGCGGAAGTGGGCGAATATGATGAACGGCTTGTCGTTGGGGATGTCGTCGATCACCTCTTCCAACAACTCTAGCCTGGGATTGCCGTCAATCAGGTACTGCGCCAGCGTCGTCTCATCTGGCTGCTTCATCAAGACGAAGCCTGACGTCACCTGCTGCAGCTTGACCTGCGCCGTTAGCGAGGTTGCCTCCAGAAGATCGTCGCCAACCTCCAGGTAGTGCTCTTCCTTGATCTGATTGTAGGCCATCCGCTGGCCGGGAACGAGGTCGAAATATCGCCTCTCGAACACCTTCTCCGGCAAGTCTAGGCAGTCCTTCTTCAACACTCGGAAGGTGTGCGGTGCCACGCGATCGCGGAGCTCCTCCAGATTGCGCCACTTAGGACGCCCGTTGAAGTCCTTCTCGACGATCTGCGGCCCTTTCCAAGTGCCCTTTTGCTGTGCAGCTTTGATCGCCGGATTCTTGGCTGCACGGGCAGCGATATGGCGCATGATGCCTGAGTGATCAGGCGCGATATGCGCGTAACGTGCGACGAACGCGCGGTGCGTTTGACCCCAGAATCCAGGCTTCAGAAATTCGAACTGGCTGAAGAGATCGGGAGGGCTGTTTGTCAGTGGAGTACCGCTCATGATTCGTCGAGCGGTGCTCGTCGATGCCAGTTGCAGAACCCGCTTAGTGACGACCGCAGTCGGCGTCTTGATGCGCTGTGATTCATCAACAACCAGCATGACCTTGCGGCCCTTCATGAACTTCATCGCAACGTCGTAGCCTGCCTTATGAGCAAGCGCGTCGATGTTGATGGCCAAGATCTTCAGGCTCTTCGCTCCGTCCCGGAGTAGGTCCTCTAGAGGCTTGACTGACTTGCCGCTGTTGTATGCCCAAGCCCTGAATGGAGGGCTGAGATGCGTCGGGATCTCTCGCCGCACGAAATTTGTGTGGACGCCTTTCGGCGCAATGATCAGTAGCGCGTCGATCTTGCCGGCGTGGAAGCAGCGCTCTGCATCCGCAAGAATCATCCAACTCTTGCCGGTTCCCTGCTCGGCGAATATGGCAGCCCAGCGTCTGCCGTCAAGGAAGGTCAGGGCCTCACCCTGATGAACCATAGGTTGCGTCTTCATGGTGAACCTTTCCTAAGCGCCGGCCCGCTAGGCCACGCCGGAGGCTGAGTTTTCTGACTAAATACGCGCTGCCACAGCTCCGGGAGGCCCGCTACGGCGTATCCCGCCTTCAACTCCTTCCTAGTCATCCCCCGGGAAGGCGTGACAACGGCTTGCAGCGTAGGCGCGGCGGCTACCGCCGGCCCGCGCGCGTGCAAGACCTTCGGAATATCCTTGCCTGGAATGAGATACCATTGACCTAGCGTGTCCTTCGCTACGACATAGCTGCGGCCTCCATGAATGGCTATGCTCATGTGCCACTTAGGTTGATCCTTCTCGAAGGTGTCGTTCTTGATGATCGGTGTAGTGGCCATAACCGGCACGATCAGGTGCTTCGTCTCGAACCAGACGGTCTGTCCTTGGCTGAGAAGGTGTAGATCGGCAGTTCCGCTGCCGAGGCCATTCTCGATGCGCTCCATACGAATGCCATACGGCTTCGTGCGTTTGAGCTCATCGTAGACTTTCTGCTCAGGCTTGCGCATCAGAACTTGAATCCGTCGTTGAGCTCTGGACGCGTCAGGCAGCGGAGCCTGCTGATGCTAATCATTGAGAAGTTCTGGAGATACTTGCCACGAATTAGCAGCCAGTCCTTGCCGTCCAGGAGGTTATCTGCAGCATACTTGCCCGCACCCTCCCAGTTATATGTCTTGATGCGCGCAAGAATCGGTTTGCTGACGCTGTCGTCAACTACGAACATGTCGAGGAACAGAGACTGGGTTGATCCGTCGCGGCCCATGTACGCCTTGTTGCCGCGACGCTGGAAGCGGACCGCTTCATTCTCGTCACGACGCTCGCGGCGGATCAGTTTGGCGATAACGACAGCCTCCTCTCCGTCCTTCAGCTTGCCGATCAGTTTGACCTTGCCACGGATGCCGTGCAGCTCAGGATTGGCATAGACAGCGCCCCACAACTTCTTGCCTTCCTCCAGATCTCGAAACCGGATCTCTGAGGACAGCAGCTTCTTGCGATCCACGTCGGTCAGTTGACCAGCTTTGCGTCGCGCGAGGTACTGGCCTGCTTTTGCAGGTCCGATTCCCTTGATGTTCTGGTAGCCGCCATACAGCACGCCATCACGAACGCTCCATCCTGCATCGCTCTTGTCGGGATCGAAGGCCACGTAACTGATGCCTTCGTCACGAAGCTCTCGAAGCATCTCGATAACTTGCTCGTCATCCTTGGCGTTGCTAAGCAGTGCCGCTGCATACTGGAGTGGCCAACGTGCCTTCACGTATGCAGTCCAGTAAGTGACGATGCCGTAACTGACAGCATGGGCGACGTTGAAGAGCCAGGAGCCGGCGAACACCATCTGCCGCCAGATTTCGCGCGCAGCGTCCTCGCCGATCACGTCGTTGGCGCCTGCCGTGAACTTGTCACGCATCGAGTCGAAGTACTCCTGACCCTTGCGGCCAGACATCGACTTTCTGATCTCAGCAACGTCCTTCCATGACATCTTGCCGATCTCTCGGCAGATGAACATTACCTGTTCTTGCCAGACGATAACGCCAAACGTGTCACCCGTATATCGACGAACTTCCTCTGGGACTCCGGACTCCCAGCTTTCTTGACCACCCATCCGCTTGATATAGTTGTTGGTGCCGCCGGAGGCCAAGGCACCTGGACGAGCAAGGCCGCCGATATGGGCGATCTGCATGAAACTGGTAACGGGGATCTGCTTCGCAACACGTCGAGCAGCAGCTCCTTCAAGCTGGAAGAGTCCAGAGAACTTGCCGCTATTGATGACATCGAATGCCTCCTGGGAGTCCAGCTTGAGGTCGTAGAACTCCTGGTTGCTCATGACGCCACACTCCTCCAGCACTCCGAGAGTGCGTAGTCCGAGTGCGTCGATCTTGAGCAACTCCAGGTACTTGACGTCCTCCTTGGTCAAGCAGGCGACGCCTTCTGAGTTCACCGTGCAGTAGTGATGGATCGGCTCGTCGTTAACGAGCACTCCTGCAGCGTGGACCGACGTCGTGAACGGCGTCTGCTCAGCGCGGCCGACGACGGCCATTTCTGGGAATTCGCTCGCGAACTTCTTGCCCTCTGCCGTCTGGATCATCGTGTCTTCCAGAGCGAATCCGTATCGCGAGTCGCCGGAGGAGTACTCGATCAGTTGGTTGAGGAGATTGAAGGTCTTGTACTTCGGAACTCCCATCTTCATGCCGCATGTCGTGAGCACACTTCGCGGCTGCATCGTCACGACGTTGCCGAGTCGAGCGACGTGCTCCTCGCCGTACTTCTCGCGAAGGTACTCGAATGCCATTTCGCGTCTGACGTCAGAGAAGTCAGAGTCGACGTCAGGCGGGTCGGAGCGCGTCACATCGATGAAGCGCTCGAACAGAAGGTCATGCTGGAGCGGGTCGATCTCCGTGATCTGCAGCACGTAGCAAACCAGTGATCCGCTCGACGATCCGCGGCCAGGACCGACGAGCATCTTCGTCTTCGCATACCGCATCAGGTCGCCGACGATGAGAAAGTAGCTGTCGAAGCCCTTCTCGCCGATCATCTTGCGCTCGTATTGCAGACGCTTCTCGTGCGCATCGGTCCAGACGATGTGGCCGCGACCGATGCGGTATTGCTTGCCCGCCTCGATTTCGGCGTCTAGGTCGCCGGCAAACTCTGGCAGCTTGCCGCGCGGCAGCTTCAATCCCTTGACCCTCTCCGCAGCCTCGTAGGTGCCCTTGATGGCAGCGCGCAGGATGTCAGTCGGCAGGTGGTTCATAACCACCAGAATCTCTTGCTCGCTCAGTAGCCATTGAGGCGTGGTGCGCTTTTGGTCAACTACGGCGAGGTGGAAGTCCCAGTCCTCCCTTCTCGCGAAGAAGTTGTCGCTGGTCAGCACGAGAGGCTTGCCAGTCTTCTTGTACAGCTCCAGCTGCTGCCTCGCCGCGACCAAACTTCTCGGATTGAAGTCGATGTAGTCGAATGCTGACGGGTCATCGAGGTTCGGGCCAGAGAAGACGACCGCTGAATCACGCAGTTTGCGCAAATCGCTTTGGTGAATATCAACAGGATGCGCGCTCGTCCAGGTGTAGAAACCCTTGAGGTCAGTAGCGAGAGCCCAGACACCTTGAGCGACACCGTCTACCATCGTGACTGGGAATTCCATGCCAAAGGCAGGGATCACCGACTTGCCCTTGAGCTCCTTCTCCCAAGTGACATGACCCCATGTTCCCGTATCGACGAGACCTGCAACCGGCGTCTGCAGTTCCTCCAGCCGCTCCACGAGATCAGAAATGTGGCCGGTTGCTTTCTTGATGCTGAAATTGCTGCGCACCCGCAGCTGAGGGAATCCTGTCACTTTGGAATCTCCACGTGATGAACGTAATTGCGCAGGCGCTTGATCTTGCCTGTCACGTGCCTAGCGATCTCAGTATCAGACAGGAATGGACTCTTGACATTCTCTCTGAGCACGAGGAATGCGGCCGAAAGATCGCCGAGTTCCTTCGCCAGCGAGGTGATGTTCTTCTCCATCGACACCGGGTGATACGATCGAAGACCGTGCCTCTGGATCTTGGCGATTGCCTGGATGACCTCCGCGCACTCTTCCGCGACGATCACGAGGGCTTCCATCTCCGCTGGCGTCAGTTCGTTGAATTGTTCCATCACGCCCTCGAAGTACGAACTTGAGTGGTGCCATCCACGACGCTCTTGTCGAAGCCGATCTTACGCGGCTCACCATACCCGGTTGGCCTGCAGAGTTCGGGCGGTCTAGTGCCATCAGGGATCAGTGACACCAGCTTGTGGTGCTTCACGATCTCTGCGAGCGCCCTGACGTCGTCCATGCCACGGTGAGTCTGTTTGTATTCCTTGCCTGTGGTCGCCTTGTACAGCTCGATGAGCTTCATTCGGCGACCCCAGAGCGGGTCGAATTCCTGGACGGTACAGATGTTGTGGCGCGGCCACGGGAAGTCCTTGCAACCGCATCGCTCCAGCTCGCCGGCGAGCAATGCATGGTCGAAGGGAAGGTTGTGGCAGATCAGGCCGTCGGTGTCCTCGAAGAAAGCGATGATCTCGTCAAGGTGAGCTGCGAAAGCAGGCTTGCCGGCGAGATCGGCGTTCGTGATCCCGGTAATCCCGGTGATCTCAGGCGTGATCTGCTGTCCCGGATAGCACAGAAACTCCAACTCCGCGAGCTCGTTGCCGAACACGTCGACCTTCAAAGCCGCGAATTCAATGATGCGCGGCTGCAGGTCCTGCTTCGCATACGGATGCAGGGTCAGCCCTGTGGTTTCCGTGTCGAATATGATGGCCGTTTTGACGGCTGCGTCAACGATCGAATTCATCGACGAATCCTCTTGCTGTGACGAGTCCACAAGACTGCTCCGTCCCAGATATGGTCGGCGCCCCATTCGTCTGCGCTGGCTAGATCTGGGAAGAATCCGCTTCCGTTTTTGTTGGCCGAGGTATTGCACAGGAGGCCTGGACCGCCGCTCGCAGCCGCATAACCTTGGAGGATCGAACGGACGATTGCACAGTCCGAAAATCCGACCGTCTGGATCCTGGCAGTATTGTCGATGTGCGTGATAGCAGGGAATTTACCTGCGCATTCCGGCCTGATGACGTGGTCGAACAGCATGTATGGGTCCGGCGTCCCAGGATGGAAGAGAGCAGGTGCATCTTCTTCGAGGACAATCGGCGCCACAGGTCTCCAGTGTTCACGGTTCTTGTCCATGTTGAGGGTGTTCTTGTTGGGGGACTCTGTAGCAGCCATCAGCAGGCTGCGATGACCGAGTGCACGCGGCCCGATCTCTGCCCGGCCATGAAGCACGCAAACGTAATCGTCCGGATGCTCCCAGAGCCAGCGCCCGAGTTCGTGCGGCTGCATCGGAGTCTTCGTAAACTTCGGATGCGCGCTGTACGGCATCTGGTCAACAACCAGCTGAGCAGGCGACATACGCGGCCCGCAGTACACGTCCCAGTCAAGCGCCGTCTTCTCGCCAGCAGCCCATCTGGCCGCAGCTGCTGCACCGATGGCGCTGCCCGAGTCATTCGGGCAAGGAGGAACCCAGACGTCGATGTCCATGCGCCGGATCTGGCTGTTCCACTTAATGTTCAAGGCCGAGCCGCCGACGAACACGAGGTTCATCGTTTTGCCATGTTTCTCCAGCCCTTCGACGATCTTGTCGCCCATCCACTGATGGATGCTGCGAAGTAAATCTGCATCAGTGATGCTCTCTTCCGCTGTCGCGTAGAGAACGAGCTGCATGAAGGCATTCTCCGGCCTGCAGTCATTAAATGCGCTTTCCACTCGCTTGTCTGGATAGACTTCCGGTCTGCGCCCATCACTAAGGATGTGATGAGCGTTCTCGCAAGCCTGCAGGACTGCGTCAGAAACCTTGCCGTGACCGATCCATGACATCAGCTTGCCTGGCCAGTCGCGACGACTGATCGACTTTGTGTAATCGCCGTGACGAAGGCGCTCCATGCCTGCTGTCTTGAAAGGTCCTGCATAGTATCCCATGATGCCATACAGCGTGCCGTACAGGTTGAAGAGGGCTTTGCCGCCGGTGATGCCTTTCTGAGGATCCACCTGATAGAGCATCGGACGCGTTCCGCCGTCCCACATCAGGACGTCGCAGCGCTCTCCCGCGTATGGCGACATTAGGTACGCACCAAGTACGTGACCCGTGATATGCGGCGTACTGCCAACGACCGTACCGAGATCTAGGCGCAGAGTCTCGCGCGCGAAGTTCGATAGCGTGACGAACTGGAATTCGATGTCTGGCCAGTAGCCTGCAACGTCCAGCTCGATTGGCCGGAAGAGCTTGCCGGCACGCCATCCGTCGATGCACAGAACGTCGCTGTTGTGGAACTCGAATCCCTCGCTGTCCAGCGCTTTGCGCACGGCAGAAAGCGATTCCGCCTCTGTGTACCGAGGATTGTTGCCGAATTTCTCCAATTCCAGGCTCCACTGGAGCTTGCCGGTTGCGTCGATCATCGCCACTGCGGCATCATGCGTGAACTTCACGCCAACAAAACGAGTCATTTGGTCACCTCTTCCAGCATCGCCGAGTAGACCATCGCGTCGTGCGCACTGTCCTTGTGGCCGCCGCGATGGAGGTTGTTTGAGTAGCGCTGAAGCTTGAGCAATGCTGCCAGCCACAGCGAGAAACGGTTCCAGTCATCCGCCGTCTTCAAGTCCGGCAAGCCGTCTGGGAAGAACGCCTGCAGGATGGCTCCGAGTTGCAGGTAAGTGTCGCCATACGCCGCGTTGCGCACGCGGAATGTAGCTGCGCCTTCTTCCAGAATCTCAGGAGCGCGTCGTTCTTCAGTCATTGTAATGCCCATCCCCGTCCAACGAACGGTGAGTTGTATTGACGCCAAATTCCGATGCGTACATGTTCAGGATGTCCAGGCGGTCGTCATATGCCATATGAATTTGACCGCAAATACCGAGGAGTCGGCGCATCATGTCGCGCTTCACTTCAACGCTTGAACGCGAATCGTAATTCGCGCGCATCCAGATGTGGTCGGGCGAGGGTCGTTTCCCGTGCTTCACGAACCACTTCACGCGAAGACGACGATACGCCTCCGGCATGGCCGTGAAGAAGTAGACGTCGTACCTGCGCCGAACATCGTCCTTCAGTTCCTCGATGAAATCGGCTTTATCACCGACGCAAGCGAGATGGTACATGTGATATCTGGCCCAGTCTTGCTTGTACGGCGACTGATCCTTCGGGAGGATCAGGTACTGCCTGTGCGTGTCCAGACTGATACAGTTGTCGATGTCGCATACGATGACGCGACGCTTCGGCCAGTGAGGGCGATTACTCATTGTTCGGGATGCCTGCCGCAAATAGAGCAGCTTTGCCAAGGGCAGCTGCGTCAATTCGTTCCTGAGAGGTCGTGGCATTAAGCATCGCGACGATTGCGCGAGCCATTACAGGCGCTGCGGCCATACCGACGATCTCTGCGGGTTTGCCGTCTTTGCCTTGCATCGCGAGAACTCGGGTCTGTTTAAAGATCCCAAGAATCCGCGAGTCTTTGCCCAAAGGCTTGACGTCGTAAGCAGCCGAGTGTCGGCTGCTCATGCGTAGCTCTTCATCTTATCTCTCCGAAGAGGCCGGGAGCCCACTCCCGGCCCATCTGCTATTATAGCTCCGTCTTAGCGCACGCGCTACGGCGCATTAGAACGGGATGTCGTCATCGAAGGTGTTCGAGTGTCGCTGCTGAGAAGGACTAGAAGCCCTTGCACCCGGCGCGCGGTCCCTACTACCGCCGCCACCGGCTGCACGGCTCTCGCCGCGCTCCTTCGGCTTGCCCTGCAGAGTAACCTGAGCAACGTTCAGCTTGATCGCGGCATCAAACGTGCCGTCCCGCTTCTCGAACGTCTCCAGGTCGATCTCGCCGCAGACCGTGACGGGCGTGCCCTGGAGCAAGTACTGCGCGAGCTTCTCGCCGCGCTTGCCCCAGAGGGCGCACTTGATCCAGAGCGTATGCTCGCGGTCTCCATATCCGGCCTTGACGCCGAGGCTGAAGTTCGTGACGCCGCTCTCGCCGATGTTGGGTTTGTATTCGGCATCCTGGCCGAGATAGCCTGCGAAGTGTCCGTAGTTCATTTGATCTCCGTGGTTTTCTCTTCGCTGGTCGGGCCTGACTGCGGATAACAGCCATTCTCGCCTGGAAAGGAAATGCTGCCGATGGCCTTGGTGCGCACTTCGGTGTTGCGGAACACCAGCTCGAAGCATTCCTTGTAGGTCTCGGCACGGGCGACGGCGACTTGCTTCGCAGTATCAAGTTCCTGCTGCTTGTTAATGGAGAGGCCGAGCTTGTTGAGTGCGTCCTGAGCCAGGACCTTCGACTCCTTTGCCTGTTGAGCTTCTGGACTCAGGCGCTGAATTTCGCGACGAGCCTGATCGAGCTCGGAGGTCAGCTGACGAGCCTTCTCCTTGAGCGCCTGGATGCCAGCGAGCGCGTCTACGCTGAACGTGCTCTTCTGGATCAGGTCCTGGATTGCCGCCTCGAGAGGCGACGCGGTTGCTTGTTCTGCCATGTTACTTTACTCCTCGCATCTTGTCGACGATCTTCAGGAGCTTCCCGCGCGTGAGCAGATCAGGGAAGTGCTCGAGAGCGAATGCCTCGATCTCTGCGAAATAGTCGCGCGGCTTCTCGAAGATGAAGTCCTCTGCCCAAGGCCACACCTTCAGGACTTCGTCAACCATCAGGTTCATCACCATCTGATATTCGTCTTGGGTGCGGCCACCGGTGCGCGATCTCGCGAGATCAGCGAATGAGCGAAGATTGTACTTCGCCACGATGTTCGTCTCGACATTGCCGGGTAGTACTGCACGAGCATCTTCCGGTGCATGGCCGCGACGGATCAGATACTTGTAGAGCTCCTGCGTGCGAGCGTTGTGGTCATTGACCACCTCCGTCGCCGAAATGTCCTCCTTGAACTTCCTCGGCATGACGAATCCGAACTGCGACATGTCATTCACGCGCATCGACTGCTGCGCATATGACGCGTGCCTCGAACGCACGAACTGATGCGTGAAGTTGCGGCTCACACCCTCGATCATGAAGATCAAGTCGCCGAACTCGTGTGAAGAGCGGATGGTGTTGGCGATGTACTTCAGCTCTTCGAGCTTGCGCTCTTCTGGCCAAGCACGGATGGCGTCGAGCAATCCAGGCGACATGTTGAGTCGCGTGCTCTTGGTGAAGATGAGGATTTCCTTGGCCTCATGCGTTGCGTAAATGAGTGTGACTTTCATCGCGACAGTTTCCTCTGATATTTGTCGCCCGACATGAGCGACTTGATTGCGGCGATATCGCCGATAAGATCGTCGAGCAGGATGTTCCTCCAAGTGGCGAACCTGCCCAGCGAATAGATGTTGAATTCTTCAGATAGCCGGTGGATTCCCTCGCGGCGACGCTTGTCATCGATCGGCGCGATCTTGCCGTATTTCTGGAACGTGTCCGTCTGCAGGATGAGGCCGCGAATGCCGAATACCTGTTCCAGGAACTCAGCTTCGTCAGTCTTCTCGAAGGCGCTGCTCGCAGTCGTCTCCGGAATGACACTCTCGGCGATCAAGGTGTTTCCTGTGATCGTCGCTCGATACAGCGTCAACTTCGGGTCCGGGAAGTAGATCGTCTGGAAAGTGTCGCAGTCAGGGATCTTGTATCGTCGCACCTGGATAGGTGCGAAATTGAAGTTCTGGCCGACGATCTCGAGATTGAAGTCACCGAGCGCGGCCAGGAGCGTCGGCATCGGTATCGTCGAGACTACCGGAAGTCCTGATCGCCATCCATCAAACGTCGATCCCCAGACAACGCGGTCGCCGACATTCTCAAGCAGCCGCGCGACGAGATCGTCTGGGGCGACGTAACGCTCGGCAGGCTCAAGGTTCCAGATGCTGCGATCTATGATGCGCCCGGCCACCTTATAGGCATAGCGATTGGCGTGCCGAATGCTCGGCTCCACGAACATGCCGCCAGAATAGATCGCCTTCCGCACTGTGATCTTGCGGAATGGAATGCCTGTGAGCGCACTGACCTGTTCTCCACGAAATCTCAGCACGGCCTTGTGATTGTCGCGTGCAGTGGGCGATGCCTCGTGTATCTTCGCCTTTGGCCATGCGTGCGCAGCGATCAGCCCCGACAATCCTGCGCCGATAATGATTGGTGTCACTTTACTTCCTCTGCGGAGGTTTCCGCATCTTCATCACGAAACGTCGAATTCGCTCCAACTCGTCCAGGTACTGCGTGTGCTTGACGTCGCAGAAGAAGAAATCGTCCGCACACTCTATTATATACCAACAGGCCGCAACTACCTTACTTGCTTCCTGTGCGCGCCCAACGATACTGGCGAGTTGGACCTTAATCGGCTGAGGGAAGTCGCGCTCCGCGAATTCGGCGCAAACCTCACCGATCGTCTTGATGTAGTGAGCAAGCGCCTCGACCTTGAGAAACTTGCAGTTTGGGTCGCCATGCTTGCGACACTCCGCTTCGAATTCACGAAGCAGATCCTCGTCAAACATGTCCTCGACCTCGACAGGCGTGTCCCGTTCGATGGCCACCTCGATGGCGGCATCAACGTAGACTTCTATCGATTCCTTGATGTTCACTTAAAGTCCCCGCTATCAAAGGGTTCTTCGGTTGACTTGCGCTTGCGGTGAATCACTTCACCTTTGAGCACTTCGTTGCGGATCTCTGCCGCAGCCCAAGTGTGCATATGCTCTCCGCCTGGCAAGATGTAGACTGATTCCTGGCCATTCTCGGCGCTGAACTGGACCTTGTTCTTCGTGGGCTTGGCTTTCGCCATGGACGCTGCGAAGCGCAATTGCTCCGGAGTCATCTTGAAGCCCTCATCTGAATCGAAGGTCTGGCAGATCATGAGCCGGAAAACTGAACGTTTGATCGCCCTGGAAGGCCACTCCTTGGCGATGTGAATGGCAGCCACCACATACTCTGGCAGCGCCCTCTCGTGCATCTCAGCTGTGCCCTTGGATGAAGGTGCACGGCCAGTCGCATCAAAGGCCGAGATATCAATCTCGTTGAGGAACTGGTAAGCTGCTGTCAGGAAATCTGGATTCTGAAGCGCTGTGTACAGCCGATCGTAGTATTCCCTGCCACCCGGATGCGGCGTCAGAGGATTATCAATCACATACACGCGGCGATCGTTCGGCTCAACTGCGATGGCACCCGGCTTGTTGGTTGCGCCGATCTTGTGAGCGAAGTTACCGATCGTGAACTGCTCGCCGCCCTTCGGCTCCAGTACGATCATTTCCTCGGTAATGAACTGGTGGAAGTTCTCCTTGTTCGAGAACTTCTCGCTCACTTCTTCAGCAAACAGGAAGCGAGCGAACATGCGCCTACGATTGAACTTCTGGGCGTAGATCTGCTCGAATGTGCCCGTACAGATGACCTGAGCAGGGAACATCCGTTGAAGGAATCTCCCGATCCAGCCGCGCCCAACGCCGTCGTGCGGCGTCGAATGAAACAGCAGCCAGTTGACTCGCTCCTCCGGTTTCTGGATTGAGTGAGCCAAGAACTGCAAATGAATGCGAGTCGGCTCGTTCTCCATGCACAGGAACTTTAGGTGATCCACGAACATCTTGATGTGTGGAAAAGCGATCTCAGGGGCGAGCTTTTCCTGTAAGGCGTAAGGAGAAGGCTTACAGGAATTGACGCAAGGTTCAAGGTTGGCGTTGGTGAAGAATGGAAAAGAGTGTGCAGGCGCGAAGTCGTATTTTGTGACAGTTCGTCGAATTGGAGACTGGGACCAGATTGGGAACAGCGCCATGAGGCGGAGGCGGTTCGGCGCTCCTTCCGCGTTGTTCGGGTTGTCCCGGTCCCTTGTGACCTTGGATGCCGCGAGGGCATTCTCCATCGCAGAATACGTGCGAAATAGTCCGGTACGAAGATCAAGGAACTTGTCCGATTCTTCAACATACACGAACCTCTCGTTCATTTCCTGTTCACTGGAGAATATCACAGGAAGAGCTGAATCCTTTGCTTCCTCCATCTCCTGATGAAGACGTTCCTCGGCACTAAGTGTGGTGCCTTCGGCGTTGCGTGCCTTCACCTCAATCATCCGGACGTATTCCTCGACCGTCGATTCCTTGACGGGACCGTCGTCCCCTAGCAACTCATCAAGTATATCACCCATCAGCGACCCCAGGATTCGTTGGCGACGTTGAGATCCTCAACGCAGCGCTCATTTAGCAGCTCGGTTAGGTCAGCCCAGCGCCTCCCTTGGCAGTGGCCGTGGAAGCACTTGAAGGAACCGTAGAACCGATTCTCTGCGGCCGGCTCGCGAATGTCAGCGCCGGTTTTATTGCCACCAGTATGTTCATCACCCCATGGACAGACTACTTCGCGCCAGCCACCCAGATTAGGCTCGCTCTTGCGCGGAATGACACCCATGGCTCGACAAAGTCGAACAGTCAGATCGAATGCATCCCGACGAGCTGTTAGCTCCTCCTCGGAAATGTCCTCAGCGATCAATGGCCGCCGATACGTGGCGGCATAGTCAAGCTTCAGCTCCGCGGCGAGGTTCTGCCAGGACCACATCTTGCCGTCCTGCTTATTCCAGGTCACCCTGAAATCGCCGCCATACTTCGGCTTCGTGTTGCGGAATCCAGGAATGCGCACAACACGGTTCGTGCCCATCATACCTGGATCAATGCCTGCGGCATACCGATCAACGAATGATCTCTGCAGTGCTTCAAAGGTGCCTTGCGCGCATCCTGGCCGCAGGAGGTACCACCACTGCTGATTGCCGGGAGAGGTCTCGACAATCCACGTCGGTTCTACATGAGCGAACGTGTCGGGAAAGAGTTTGGCGCTTCCGCTGCTTCCGACGTCGTCGATGACGAACGCTCGAGCTGACTGGAATAATGCCTTCTGACGTCGAAAACTACCGTCTGGTGCCTTACCGAAGGTGCTGACGCAGACGTAGCCGTTGTGTTGAGTGTCGATCCTGAGCGGCGCACCCGGCTTCCAAGGAATGGGGCGCCACCCTCTGTCTGAAGATCCTTCAGGATTGACAGGAATGTCTTGGAGAATGAATCGTTCAATTGGTGAGCATCCGCCTGTCTTGGCAGCCAGCTGCTCGAGAAATCTTATGGCCAGTGCTTCGTGGCTTTCCAAAGTTCGCTCCCAACTGCCCTCCTGTTAAAGAGGGAGCCACGTCTTGCGCCCATTACGTGGCCAGAATGGTAACAACCGCGTCGCTTTACTGCTGGGGACTAACCTGCAGCGGGAGCCAGCGGCTACGCTTGGAAAATTGTTCTTATAGGGTCCTTCGATGCTCGCTCAGAACTTGTCGTCGTCCCCGGAGCTTGCAGCGCCGCCGGCTGAGCTACTACCCGACTCCGCGCCTGCAAGGTCAACCTTGACCTCGTTGCCCTTCACCGAAGTGTAGAAGGCTGCACCCATGTCGAAGATCCACTTCTTCTGGACAGGGCCGTCGAGTGCCACGCTCACGCCGTACCAGCTGCCCTGGTCATTCGACTCCTTGACCGTGGTGATGCGGTAGACGTAGCCGAACGTTGGCGCGATCGCCAAGGTGCCGGCGCCGGTCTTGATGGTACGTTCCCGCATCATCGCGTTGAAGAGCTTGCTCTTCTTGATCTGCGTGGAAGCGAGGCTCATCAGCACGCGGCTCGGCAGCTGGTCAGGATCTTCCTCGTCGAGGATCAGGCCGTAGTGCAGCCGGTTGTCGGCGAGACGGTCGCACATGTCCTTGTCGACCTTGCCGTCCTTGATGTAGTAATCGCGGCCCTCGAAGCTGACAAGCTCGCCATTGTCACGCTGCCGCGCGACGTCGGCTTCGCTGACCTCGCCCTTGAAGCCGCCACCGGCCTTGCGCGCTCCCCAGCGAAGCAGCTTGCGCTCGAAGTAGCACGGGACGAACAGGAGTCCGGTCTTGCCGTCGTAGAGCTTGCCGGTCACGCTGTTGTACAGCTGGCCCTGCTTGGCCTCCTCGATGTACTTGCCGTCCGATTCGTCCAGCTCCGGGCTGAGCGGCTGGAGGACCTTGAGGAATGGGATTGCGACATCGGCGCCGGACATCGCGTCGGTACCAGCACCTGCGTACTGGTCCATGCTGAACTGTTCAGCTGCTGCGACTGCCTGTGCAGCGGGTGGCGCCTGAGTTGCTACCGCCTTTGTGGGCTGGGCTGCCGGCTTGGCCGGTGCTGCTGGTTTTGCTACCGCCTTTGTGGGCTGGGCTGCCGGCTTGGCCGGTGCTGCTGGTTTTGCTGTTGCCATTGATATCTCCAAGTCAAGGATGATGTTGCGGCACCCTCGTAACCGCGTGGAACTCTATTATAACTCCGCCACGGCGCAACCGCTAGGGCGGAATTGTCACGACGTCAATGCTAACTGCCACATATCGCGGCCCCGCACCCGCTTGCTTGGGATGGGACACGCGAATAGTTGAAACGATGCTCTGAGGGTGATCGCGCTCGTAAGCCTCGATCGCCCCGGCAATGCGCATCTCAAGACCTTCAAGATGCGGGTTTCGGATTGCTGAAGACAAACTTGCTCCTTTGATCTTCATGCGTCCATACGGCACGGAAGATCGCCAGTGACAGCAGGCCGTCATACTTCGGCGCGCAGCAAGTAAGCTGCGAGCGGACATACGCGCGGATGATCGGATTCAGGCTCACTTCTTTTTCTTCTTGATCCGAGTGATCTTCGCGTTGTCATAGACGCGAACGTTGAAGAGATTCTCTGGCGGCATGACACCCGCCTCCACAGACTGCTTCGCCCAGCTCTTGAGCGTGCTCGGATGGACACTCATCTTGACGTCCGCATCGAATCCTGCCTTCTCCAGAGCCTTCTGCGCAGCCGCAACCTTCTCGTGGTCGCCAGCACCGAAACGGGAGGTGACCTCAGTCTTGATGACGTCACCGTGATTGTTCTCGACCATCCAGGCATAGGCGTCAGGCTTCTTCTCATCTGGGATGGAGATGTCGACGCCGCTAGTGATCTTGACCTCGATGTCGCCGCGAGTCACCTCGTTCATGCCGAGCTCGTGGAGCAGGTTGGGAAGGTCCTCCTGCTGTACGCGGCGAAGGGTGCTCTTCGCGCGTTCCAGCTCTTCTTCGAGGGAGTCGATGCGCGCCGTCTGCTCATCGGCATATCGGATGAGTTGGTCGAGGCGCTGCCCAGGATTCAGGTTCTGGGTTACTGGCGCTTGACGGACATGATCGATGGCAGCGCCGGTGGAGTAACGTTCGAGATCGGCGGCTGTTATCTCTTGCCAATCTCTCTTATCGGGTCGTTCGATGCTCGACGAGGCTTTACTCATCGCGGCTTCCTTCTGGTTATCTGCCCACGCCAATCGTGAGCAGGAACTGCTATTATAGCCTAGAACGGTCCTGACGTAAAGCTTGCGTTATCGGCTTCACCCAGTACTGCCAGACACCCTTTCCCCACGCGGCAGCATACAGAACGTTCAAGAGCGTGATTCCCCATTGGCTGGCCGAGATCGATGCATAGAACCAGAAGGGCTGCCCGGCAATGCCGAACAGGCAAGCGTACTGGCGAATCCGCTCAGACTTCGCTTGCGTCAGGAAGATGGCAACAACGCCAGTGAGTGCAATGCCGACCTGGTCAATCATTGATTGGCTCTGCCATGTTGATGAACAGGCACTTATTGATCGGCAGGATCATCAGATTGCCCTGCGGCGTAGGCCTGACTATGAGCGCATCAGCGCCAACGAAAGTTCGTCTGAGTTGATCCCATAGCCGCGCAATCGGATAGAAGTCTTCCTGCTTGCTCATCGCTGCTGAATCTTCGCGAGGTAGTTCCTCATGCAGGGGAGGCCGCAGAAATGCAGCGGCTGATCGATCGGCGGCTGCACGAACGTAGCGAATATCGGCATTCCGCTAATGTGCAGAAGCGGCTCGCATTCCACATTGATGCGGAAGCGTGGCATCGAATTGGTGACTGTTAAGTCAGCCTGACAGTAGTCGCACTCGATTTTGACCGTCTTCATGCCATCGCCGCCTGATTCTCTGCGCAGCGAAAGTCATATCCAGCGTAGTAGGCGAGCCACGCGATATCCCTGTTCTCAACGATGTGATGCTGCGCGCAGAAGCGATTGAAGTCAGCCCACATCACATCGCTGATGCCTTCCGGCTTACCTATCCGCATACAGAACTCTGCCTCCTTCGTCTTCGATCTTCAGCACGCGATAGTCGGTCTCGCCGCAGGGATAAAGCTCGCGCATCGCTTCCTGAACGCTCACTCCTGCAGCATACTGAAAGAACAGGTGGCGATTACAGTCGCAGCGGAAGTTGCCTTCCTCCCAGATGTATGGCCAGAACGGCGCCACATCTTCAGCGCCAGGCTGCGGATGATCAGGTTGCTCCATGTCCGTCTCGTAGATGCGCACCAGCTGATCGGAGTGGCGACGGATGTGGATTTTGAGCTTCATTCTAAGTCAACAACTACCGACTCTAGTTATGCGTTGACCGCTAACGCTTCTGGTCCCTGTCTGCATGATGCCAACTCGTTCATTATGCATGGCAAACTTATTCCGGGCGAAGACTATTCCAAGTGGGTCTGAGACGCAGAGCCGGTAGGTCTTGACTCAGGAGAATGGCCGCGTCCTCTGCAGGTCCGCGGCCATTCAAGTCTGACAGACTTCAGGCACGATGCGCGGCATTGCTGGCGCGCACCTTTGTGGCTGTGTCAGTCCTCGTCGGCCTCGTCGTTGCCTTCGTCCTCGACGACCTCGTCGTCGCTGGCCACGCCGGCGTTCTTCAGCTTCTTCGCGTCACGGTCGGCGATCGCTTCCGGCTGCGCGCCAACCCACTCGGCGATCTTGCCCTCGGCGGTTCCGTAGGCCACCTCGGTGAAGGTGTGTCCTTCGAACTCGCAGGTGCCGCCGTTCTTGCGCATCTTGACCAGCAGCTTGCCGGCCTTCTTGTGCGCACCCGGGACCTTCGCAGCGTCCAGGGCCTTGCGCGGCGATGCGTACACGACGCCGTTGAACTCGCAGTGGCTCTTCTTCACCACACGACCGGCGGTCGCCGCAGGGGCAGCGGCCTCTTCGACCACCTCTTCCTCGGAGGCTTCGTCGGCGACCGGAGCCACCTTCTCTTCCACCACTTCCTGCTTCACCGGTGCCGGTGCCGGCTTCGCAGCCGCTTTTGCCTTTGCCATGATCCTCATCCTTTGCCCGTTGGGGCGGTTGTAAATTCAAGCTCAGGCGTAGGATAGCCTATCCAAGCCCTTGCGTAAACAGGTTTTTGGCTTGCGCGCCCATTATTTGGCGTGCGTTAGAGCGCGAAGCTTCGGCATCAGAGCAGGGTGAACCACGAGTGATTCACCCATACCCATATCGGCCAGCATGAACATCGCAGGCGTTTCCTTCATACCGAAACTCTTCAGGAACTTCTTGTCCATGCGCAGCCAGTGCCGCCTGCTCTTCGCCTTGCGCTTCGGATAGACGCGAGCGCGCTCTCTGGTGACCGCAGCTACGCTCTGGATGATGCGTAGCGCGGCAGGATCCCTGAACATCAGATCAGCCTTGTCATCTTACCGAGAACGAAGGCGATGGCCAGGATGAGCGCAAAGCCCGGGAAGATGAAGATGGTCACGACAATCGCTACTGCGATCAGCGCCCATCCAATCACCCAGAGACCGTGCCGCGCAATGGCGATGAAGAACAGCGCCACATTATCCGCTGCTTCAATCGCCGCCATCACTCGCCGGGAATACATTGGCCACGCCCGCTGAGAAAGGGCGATCCACGCTTGTTTGGACCACTGGTTCATCGAAGCCCTCCACTACTTTGTCGAACAGAACTGGGGTGTAATTCGTGCGCTCCAAAGAGACGCAGCGATAACGGTGATCAGGAACTACATTCGCGTGCATGTGCCCGTGAATGTTCAGCTTCCACCTCTGAAGTTGATTCGGGTGGCAAGGCAGGTGCGTCAGCAGGAAGTCGCGATACGATACGGCGCCAAAGACGCGATCGAAATTCGCGAGGTAGACGTCCATGGTATGGGTGTCATGGTTGCCCATCACCAGCTTCTTCCTGCCATTCAACTGGCCGAGGCATTTCCATCCTTCGCGGAAATAGACGTCACCAAGGTGCCAGACGATATCCTTTGGCCGCACCACCGAATTCCAGCGAGCGATGATATCGCGATCATGCTCCTCAACCGTGGCATATGGACGGAACGTGACCGCTTTGAGGTGGCCAAAGTGAGTGTCAGCCGTGACGAAGACGCGATTGCTCATTGGCCTCTGACCTCATCATTGAATTCGTGTTGCCAGCCTTTGCTGATGGCATATGACTCTCGCAGAACGTGACCGACGGCACGAGAGAACTTGTTGATGCGCACCAGAGCTTCGGGATCCTTGATCATGTCGAAGTAGATGCGCGCTTGCTCGCAGACCTTGCACAGTGTGTCGAGCTCACGCCATGTTGCCTGCGGCCACCAAGCAGTGTTACCTTCGTAGCACTCCTTGGGCTTCGTCGTGAGTGTCAACTCCCAACGACTCAGAATAGCTCCGTCGTTTGCTGTCGATCTGCAGACAGCGTCATAGTGCACCAAGGCAAGACGACGAAGATCAACGACAGTGAGGAGGTCAAGGTCGAGATAGAATTTGACCTCGCCATACATCTGCACCTTCATTTGAACCTCGGATGCAGCTTGATCTCCACCTTGCCGTAGAGCTCCTCCTGCGGTGAGCCGCCATGAGGTCGAGGGCAAGCTTGTGATTGCCCGGCATGCTGGTGCCGCCATCGCTCCAGTAGTAGCAATGAGGGCACGGCGGACGACCGCAGAAGTCATGCGGCAGAGGTGAGATTGCGATCCACATCAGAGTTCCTTGCAAGTAACGAGATATGTCTTTCCTGCCATGTCAATGACAAGCCTTTGCTCCACGAGGTCTACCAGCTTGACCTTCATGCGACCGCCCATGCCATGGTGCTCCAGACCGTCAATGACGATCTGGAGTGCATCATTCACCTTCTCGATGCCAGTGGTCTCAGCCATCGACAAACTCGTTAAGCACGGAGTTGTCGAGGCGTTCCTGGAAGGCAGTCGTCCGAAGGTGCTGCCACCAATCAGGATAGGCGTAGACGTCATGCGTACGCTGCATCGTTGACAGGAAATCCCGATGATCCTTGAGCGAATAGAAGAAATCAGCCTGCTCAGCCGTCAACACCGTCTGCATGACATCTAAGCTGTGACGACGATTAGTGCCATCTTTCATGACGACAGCGCGCTCAACGAGTGTGGTCACTCCGCGACCCTCAAGAGCTTCGGTGTACAGCTCATCGGGAATGATGCAACCAACAGCGCACGAAAGGCCGCCAGGAGCGCGATATCTGCAGCTCCATGAAGGTGGCGAGCCGCGCTTTCCCTCATTGATGTTGCACTCTGCCTTCTTCTTCTGCGTGAGAAGGTGTCTTGAGATTCGATCAAAGAGTTCTTGTCTAGTCATCTCGGCTCCACTGGGTTGACGCGGCCAAGCACATAGTCTGGCCGCCGTTGATCTGGCTGAGGGCAGACGGCGATGATGCGATAACCTGCCTTCAAATCTTCGTTCAGCTGTTCGGTGCAGTAGTCAGTGCGCACGAGCACTTCGTTGATGAGGAGCAAGCCGAGGCCGGGCACGGTGACGTTGCACCGCGCATTCATCGGCAGCGGCCTGCTGTCCGTTTCGACATCCAGGTTGTCGATGTGCCGAGTCGGATAGTAGATGTGCTTCTCGATCTTGTATGGAACGAGAGGGACCTTGTCGAGATCGACGAGGTGGTGCTGCCACCAATTGATCTCGCCCTTCTCATTGATGATTGGCACTTCATCCAGAGATGCCTTCTTCAGCAGCTCCTGCTCAAGCTCTGATGGCTGGTAGCTGCTGTCAAAGGAGATCTTGCATATGCGCGTCATGACGCAACCTCCAGCTGATGGCGATCGAAGTCCACCTGATCACCAACGCGATATGCGCGCTGATGAGCCTGCTGCGGAACTTCGGTCAGCAACACCTCGTAGACCGGCACCTCGTCATGCTCCGAGATGCCGATCAACTCGCCGAGGCAACCGGCAGCGCGCCCGTCAAGGACGCGCACTTTGTCGCCGATCTTCACAGCTCGCCACGCAGCGCGTGGAGCGCCAACATGGTGAGCGTCTCTGAGAGCTCCACCCGCTTGTTGCCGCGCCTGTACTTGGCGATGATGGCGGCCTCTGCCTTGAGCAAATAGGCCAGAGCGTCCTGCGTATTGGCAGCAGGCTTCTCGCCCATCGCCTTGAGGCGCTCTGCCTTGCGCTTCTCACGCGTGGCCTTCGCCATCGCCTTCTTCGCCTTGGACCATGGGCCGGTCCTGCCGTTCTTCTTTGCCATGACTACTTAGCCCTCTTCTGCAGGGCCTTCTGCTTGGCGCGCCGGATCGACTGAGCGTTCGGCTCCTTCTTCCGGTCAATCTTGGCAGACTGGTCGGGCACGGCCTTGATCTCGCTGATCAATGCCATGCGGCTGTCGTACTTCTTCAGCCTGTCACGACGCCCCATGATCGCCCGGATGCCACGGCGCTTCCACATATTCATGGAAGCGGCGCAGTTGATGCAGAAGCCGGTCTTCTCAGCCCGCTTCTCCTTCAACTCCCCATCACACTTTGGCATTTCGCATGCCACCATCTTATCAGCCATCTCACTCTCCATTTGCCGCGACATTGCGGCTGCTCAAAGCAAATGAATACTTGTCATACAGGCGCGGCGAGCGCGGACGGCGATCAAGCCATGCGCGCGTGCTAGCCAACGCTTCACGAATGCGAGCCTGCTCCTTCTTCGCGAGGAGCATAGCGCGGATCTTGCCAGCGATCGTCCAGTCCATACCATTCAGTGACGAGTCACTGGCAATCATATGGCGCAGACACGCGGCGATGGACGGGAAGCGCATGAGGCTCGACCCGTCAGTATGGTCTATCACGAGATCAATGCTATGAATACCAGCATCGCTGCTCGATGATCGACGCTCCAAACCTTCGTCGGGAATCGTATTCGGATCCCACTCAACGATGGGCTTGACCTTGCGGTTCACCCACTTGCCGCCGGTCCAGACTTCGACATTGCGCATCTTGCTGAACCGACGCACCTTCTTGCCGTCCGGCTTGACAACGATCTCGCCCTGACCTTCACCCTTGCGAATGGTACTGGGCGCACCGCCCGAGTAACGCAGCCCGCTCGCATAACGCAGCAGGCCGTCATTACCCAGGAGATTGAGGCAGCGGTCTTCAAGGAAGGCGCGCTGCTCAGCCGTACACGGTGACGGCACGACGATCTCCATACCGCCATGCCGATTGAACCACGCGGCCAGCACCGATGTCGGCACTGACGCGATCGTGGCCCGAGAAAGAACTACTGAACTCATCGGCGCAGTGAGTCAGCGTGACGCTTCAGCCAGTTGCGCTCGTCGCTGTAGTTCACGACTTTCGGCGCTGGCCAGCCCTTGTTCGTAAAGACCCTGCGGAAGAACCGCTTGATCTTGCCGCGCAAGGTGTACGTTGCCATTGCGGTCATTGCGTTAACCCTCCAAGGTGCAGAATAAATCTCAACGGCGTAGTATAGCTCGGCAAGGGCGCAAACGTAAAGGGCCTGCTTGGACGCCAGTAGGATATATTAGAGACGCTTGCACGAGCGTTAGGCGGCTACCGCCCACCCGCTACGCGTGCAAAGCATTCGCATCTTGGCGCCCGCCGGCCCGTGGGCGTAATAAGGAACGCGCGCCCGCGCGTACTACTCTAATTTAGCGCTGCCGTAAAGCGTTTGTTGGACCGGCATATCGCCATCAACGACGACGGCAACACGGCGATCGATGCAATGCGCTGCTATAGGGTCGCTCCATGCTCGTGCGGCGTCGTACGCTGCTGTGCGGCAAGGTGCTACAACCACCTTTACTTTTGGCGCGCGTGGCGTATACTAGGACGCAGGGTAGCACTCTTGCTACCCCGAATAGAGTTACTCACCTCAGCAAGGAATAACAACATGAGTGAAGCTTCTGTTACGACCAGGATTGATGCGCGCGATAACCTCAGGACGCCAGCCGAGCTGTCGCTCCCGATGAATCGCGAACAATCCATCCGGGAGGCCAAGCGCCTCCTCTTCATCGGCCGCATGGACTGGGCCGAGAGCTTCTGCGCGAAGAACGGCCTGGCGCTCGGCCAGGACGAGTCCGGCAACACCATCGTCATTGAGGAGTGACAGCCACCATGAATCAGCTCGCAATCAACAACTTGACTCCGCTGATGGCATCGCACATCGCCACTCAGCCCGGCCTCGGTCTCAAGCCGATCAGCCGCGAGTACATCCGCAAGCATCTGCCCGCCATCTACGGCAGGCAGGCGGCCGGGATGTCCCAGGTCTACACCTACATCAAGACCGGCGCGCTCATCGACGCTCTCGCCGACGAAGGCTGGATCGTCACCTCGGCCTTCCAGCCCAAGCCGCAGAAGCGCGATCCCGCCACCGTCCAGCACGTTGTCAAGCTCCACCAGAGCAAGGACATTGACCGGCTGCTGTCGGGCGACTGGGCGGAATGCCCGGTGATGATCCTCCACAACTCTGGCAATGGGCGCAGCAAGCTCCGCGCCTCCTTCGGTGTCTACCGCTGGGCCTGCAGCAACGGCATCGTCGTCGGCAAGACGCTCCGGGCCATCGCCATGATCCATCAGGGCTTGTCCAGGGCCGGTGTGGCGGCCCTGATCCAAGAATTCGCGACTGGCAGTGCCGAGGTGAGCGCAATGATGGACCGTATGCGCTCTATTGTTCTGAACGAACAACAGAGGACAGCCCTGGCTCGTGAAGCCGTCGCGCTGCGTACTGGGCGCACTCTCGAGGAGGCCGAGCGTGACTTCGATCTCGCAGGCGTCCTGACCCCTGTCCGCGTTGCTGACTCGGGCCATGACCTCTGGACCACGTTCAACGTCCTCCAGGAGCGCGTGATGCACGGTGCCCTGCCCTTGCGCACCGGAGGCCGCGGACGCGCTGTTGCTCCCGTGCGCGACACGCTCGGCGGCCACGCCATGAACGAGCAGCTCTGGGGCCTGGCAGAAAGGATGGCAGCATGAGCAACCTGATCCACTTCCCGAACGGCAACCCCGTTCGGATGAAGAACTGGGAGCTCTTCGACGCCGTCGCGCGTCACCTGCTCACGCAGAACGCGCAGAGCTGCTCCATCGGGCCGAACGGCGGATGCGCCTATCGCGGCGACCAAGGGCGCAAGTGTGCTGTCGGCTTCATGATCCCCGACGAGCTCATGACTCCCGACATTGAGGGCGCCAGCATCGAGGGGCCTCGTGACACGAGCGTTGGTAGACAAGGGCATCATAGAGCGCAGAGATACAGAATCAGGATCCGTCGCTGAATGCTCGCTGTCCGCCGCCCAAGTCGACTTCTTCGCCGGCCTCGTCCTCAAGATGCCGATTCTGCGAACGCTTCAGAATATTCACGACAACGAGCCGGTTGACATCTGGCCGCAGCAGATCGTGGCGGCGGCGGAGCGGCATGATTTCCGCATCGGCCGCGAGCTCAATCGTCTCATCGCCGAGCGCAAGGGTGAAGTCATTCAGGAGGATGAGTGATGACAGCAGAATCGCTGCCTGACGTCACGGTGACATTGACTGTCCCGTGCAAGAACATTCGGCATGAGCTGGCCAAGATCTTCGTTGAGCGAATCAGTCATCAGGTGCTGTCTGTCAAGCAGCGCAACGCACTGGCTCTCGAGTTCGTTCTCGGAGCCGCATGCGCTGCTGCATTGATCTCCGGTAAGATGTCGCCGGAGTACCAAGCGCTCTCCATCCTTTCCGTATTCGTGGCGATGAACGGATATGAAGAGCTCGTCAAGACTGCCAACGACGTGCGGAGGGTGCACAATGGCTGACTATGTCATCGGTGACAAGATCGTCTGGGGCGACGTTGATGGCCGCAACACTACGCTTCGCGAAGGCGTGGTGACCAAGGTGGCCGCAAATGGCGATTACGTGTGGGTTGATCGCGAGCACAAGCCTGAGGACTGCATCTACACGAGCTTCTGCTGGCCTGCTGAGTATAAGGAAGAGCTCCTGCTGGTGATGAAGGAGCGCGCCAGCTTGCGCAAGGCGTTTGATGACTCGATGAAGCTGGTGTACCAGCTGCGCAACAGGGTCCGGAATGAGCGGGATGGCAGCAAGGTATGAGCGCATGGTGGCGAGCTCTGCTCAGGCTTCAGGAGGCGATCGGTAGATCTGACTTGAGGCGCGAAAGGATTAGGCTGATGAAGCCTAATCCTGCCGCAGCTCTAGAAGCGCTGGCAGTGTATGATGAGCGCAGGTACAAGCTGATGTCGCTTCTGACGTTGCTGAGACCGCCACCAGCGCTGAGCCGCAAAGATGTGAAGACAGCGTCGCAACTGAAGCGTGTGCGTGAGCTTGACGATGAAGCTATGCGCAAGTTTCAGCGTGAAGTGAGGACGAACGCTATTGACGCCAAAATCCTCGTTGCACGCAAGTTGATGGATGAGGCATGGGCTGCATACCTGAGCGCACGCGATGGATGATTGATCGTATCTGGTCGAGCGATGCTCAATGATGTGTCGAGGCCGCGCCAGCGATGGTTGCGGCCTTGTCATTGGTAGCTTCCTAACCCCGTAGCATTGAGTTCCGGGCGCACGTAACCCTGTCAGCTATTCTGTTGCACTGGCCGCAAAACCCTGTGGTACGAGGTTACTCCTGACTTCTAGTAGTTACACGTAAGTCCTTGATTTACTTAGCTTTTATAGTCTTCCTAACCCTGTTAACCCTGTTAAGGATAGATTCTAAAACCTTTTCGGAGTGAAAAAAAAGGGTGGCGGTAAGGCCCCCTACGGGGTTAGGGTTACGGTATTATGACGAGGTTATGAAACGCTGATTTAGAATGATTTGTAACCCTGTAGTAACCCTGTCAGCCTGCGGCTGGGCCTCAGTCTAACCCTGTCACGTTTTACGACGCGCATCAGCATTCGCGCGGCTCTCACAGCGCGCGTAAACCCGCCCCACGGTAGGCCCATAGAATGCGCCTACAACGCCTAGCATCGGTTATAGGCGGACTTGCGTCGCCCTAGGGCTAACGCCTAGGGGTAGGCGTTGCTCGGCTAATAGGCGTTGTACGACGCGCCACGACAGCGTCAGTCAAAGCGAGGACGCATGTAGTCGCGTCCGTGAATCGCTAGTTGACCTTGAACATAATCTCGACGATCGTCGACCGTTAAGATGAGCTTGCCTCTCAATATGCCTAGATTGCATCTGCGACATGCAGGAAATGTGATCGTAGATCGAGGTGCCCAATTCTTTGGAGGTACGTGATCTTTGGTCGTGGCAGGCTCATCGCAATAGCTGCATCGGGCGCAGTGCTTGGCTCGAAGGGATCGGATTGTCATGTTCATAGCGTCTATTATCGCTCTTATGGCAGCTGACGTCAAGCCTGCCGCGCGCTGCCATGTTAAAGCACCTTTGCTTCCGCATCATGTTAAATGGCAACCGAGCGCAGTTCTGCTGGCGTCGGTCGTATCTCGTTGATGTGACACTCGAAGCACACGCCCAGGATCGGATTATCGCTTCTTGCACTAGGCAGCGCAGCGCTCAACCCTTCGTCGTTAGAGGAGGGGAGCGGCTCTCACCGCTCCCCTATCCGATCAGACCCGAGCCTCGGCACGCCACGGCTTGCCGTCGATGTTGGCCGGACCCTTCTTCAGCAGGGAGAGGACCTTGCCCGCCATCTTCTGGGCCTCCGTCTTCTCCATCCCGCTGGCCTTCAGCGCCTCGGTTGCCGTATCGTAACGCTCGTCGCCGATGTACACGTAGTACCGCGTGACGTTTCGCGTTCCGACCTTCAGCTCCGCGAGGGTGAGGGTCTTGGGTGCGCCGTTCGTCGGCGCGTTTTTCGCCTTTGACATAGAACTCTCCTTTTTCGCGGTCGGGGTTATTCCCGACCGTAGAGACATTATAGGCCAGTGGCGGCCA